TCCGTGCTTCTCTTCTACTTTTGATTGCATTAAATCTCTTAAATCTGTACGACCAGACAAAGCTGTTATACCAACATCTGATACTTGACTAGCATGAAAACCAGGAAGTACTTGTCGAGTAACACGATTAGTAAATATACTATTTACAATGTTTTCTATCTTACTACGAACTAAGTTAGTCCATGCAGGCATATAAGGCAATCCAGTTTCAGGATTGATTTCGGCATATTTACGATAATTACTATCTAATCCTCTACGAGTTAACTCGTCTTTAATAAGTGCTATAAATTGATTATTATCAATCTTAACTTTTCCTTCTTCATATACTACGTTACCTCTAGCGTCAATACTAACTCCAATACGAGATGCCGCATCTTTAAAGCTATCTTGAATATTAGCAGTAAAGTTATCAAAGAAATCTTTAATAAGAGATTGACCTTCGGGAGTATTACCAATATTATCTATTAGTTTCTTAACAATCTGCAATCCTGCCTTATTCTCACCATCCATATGTTGAGGAATATCTTGCTGGGTATAAAGATTAGAATACCAACCAGTTTTATACTTAGTTTGAATATCCAAGTTAAACTGTTTCAACTCCTCTTTAGAGGGGAATTTCCCATGAGAATCCCAAAACTCTAATACTCTATTAGTAGTAGCTTTTTCAGTAGTAGTAAAGTTAACCTGACCAATATTATTATCAGTCATATATTTAGCCAAAGCACCAAGTTCACTATTACCTAAGAACCTAGGTATAAGTACAAACTCTGCATTTTTAATCTGAATAGGATTAGCTAACTTAGCATCATTATCTATTTCTAAGTCATAATAGAAGTTCTTTTGAACTTGTATCTTCTTAGATAATTCTCCTAACTTAACATTGTCAATAGGCTTAGTTTCGTCATAAAGAGCTTCGATTAAATCTTTATAACTATCATACTCTCCACGTAGATACATTCTACGAACAAATTCATCAAGAGTAATAAACGATTGAGCATCTGTTACTTCTGACTTATCTTTAGAGAACTGTTTAAGTATAAAAGCTCTAGTCTCTTTAGATACATTAGCTATATCTAATTGCTTCTTTAAATCATCGAGAACTTTACCGCTACTTTGAACATCTTCAAGAGTAATATATTTGAAACTACTATCTATACTAATAGTCTTATTAGGAGCTACTGTTATATCTCCCAAATGCTTTTGTACATTATATAAATCATATCCTGCATAAGCTAATCCTCCGGCTTGATATTCTTTGTTACGTTTAATAGTATCACGAGAATCTTTATAATATGCTTCATCTCCGAAGAACATATCATTTAGATTATTATATTGAATCTCATAGTTAAGAACCATTTCAGCAATGAAGGAATTAAATGATTCTTGACTAGCATTCTTATACTTATCTACAAACTCTTTATCAGAACTATATTTAGCAATAGCTTCTTGTATTCTATAATTAATATAGTTATCTATATAATTATATACAGAATTACGAAGTCCACCAGTAAGTCTAATATTATACTCTCCATTCTCATCTTGTATTAGCGATATTTCACTATTCTTTCCCCCGTAAAGGAGTGAGAATACATTGCCTTCCTCGAACAGCCAATTCATATCTACTCTTTTGGCTGTCTCACTATTATATCTACTAAGATTCTTAACTTTATCAATAAGTAAACTTCTAAATTTAAATACATTACCAGTAGGATTGCCATTGCTATCAAGAATACTTTTACGATAATGATAATTAAGTCTAGCTTCTGATTTACGTAAATCTTTAAACTCTTCTTTTATCTTAGGTTTACCGTTCTCATCTGATACAATAGTTACTACTCCATTCTCAACAGTAGTCTCGAATAAGAAGTTGATAGCTTGTGCCATTTCTGCTAATTCTTTAGCATAGATGTTAGCATAAGCTACATATATCGGATGTCCATGATTAATAGAACCATTAGCATTAAATAGTCCAGTATAATCTAGTTTATAACTATTAAATACGAAAGTCTTTGGAGCATCAGAAGGTGTTTGGGTAAAGAACTTAGATTTCTTAACTCCTTTAGCCATCTCATAGTTGTCTCCATTGTTAGCGTATTCGTTTAGAGTAATAATATCCCATTCAAGAGCATTAATATCTTTATAAGATTTAGCCTTTCCTGTAACTTCATTACTAACACCGTTATATAATTGTGCACCAAACTCACGATAATATTCAGTAAGTTCGTAACCAGTATCAGTAAGACGAAGTAGACCTGGAATTACTTTACCATTAGATAAAGTTTTCTCAATAAGTATATTACTGTACTGATATTGAGGAATATTAGTAAACTTAATTAGATAATCACGAAGTTCAGCATTAGCAGTTGGATTATCATTATAACGATTATCGTTAATTCTTTCAAAGAACTTACTAATATAATTATTCTTTAGAATATCACTAACTAGATTATTCTCTGCATTAATACTATTAAATTCAGAATCTACTATTTGATAGTCTTTAAATCTATCAGATATACGATTGGCTATATTATTAGCATAACCACCTTTATATTGTAGTTGAGACTTATCAAACGGAACTACTGTATACTCTTCATCATTCTTAGCTTTACTATATTCGCCTGCATAATATATACGTTGTGCTTCATTATCTATCTTTAATATATTAGAGGCATTAGCTACAACTTTATTAAATTCTAGCAAATCGTTGATAAGACTAGTGATATTAGAAAGTTGACTATCACCGAAGCTACGAATGTAGTTAATAACACCCTGCCTATTGATGCCGAAGTTATATTTATTAAAGATTGCCGCAAGCTCTTCCGAGATTTCTTGTATTTCATTTGTATTTGAATTGTTTAATGTGGATAATCTATTTTTAAGTTCTTCTAATACTGCAACATCTCCATTCATAATAGAAGGATTATGAACAAGAGAATCAAAACTATTAAGTATCTTATTTTGCAGATTAAGTTTAGGGAAAGTATTACGATTCTTAGTCACTACATTAGAACCGTCTGCACTTTGAATTACTTCATTACGTTCCCAAATAGATTGTTTTAGTTGAGTAAATATCTTATTTCTTATCTGAACATTAGCTTCATCTTCTAATAGACGAGCGGCATATTCTAAATGAGATACTTCTTCAAATCTTTCAGCAATAGTATGAAAACTCTCTACCATAGCTTCAACGCTAGAGAAGTTACCATAGTTATTCAATGCTTTAAAAGAACTAGAGAATCCAGCACTTTCAGCTATACCTGAATAAGTATCGCTAGCTGTATCAGGCTTTTCATTAATAAAAGAATTACTATTAGTTTTAGGTAAACGAGCAAACCATTCTTTCACTTCTTTACTAACATTCTTATCAATATCTTTACGTTGGTCGGCTAGTTCAGACCAATCAGCACGTAGAGAAGCAATAGTTTCAGGGTCTTCTTGACGACTATCTTGTTCACTTCCTTCTTTAGCATCGTCATTAGTTTCATAATCCTCATTAGTATCTATACCAAACTCTTTGCTAAGACTAATAACTTCGGGTGAATTAATAACAATATCAAATAACTCATTACGGTTATAATTACCACCATCGTAAAGATTACGAATAATAGTACCGATATAAGTTTTTTGTTCTTGCGTAAGTTTCTTATCATTCTCTTTAAGATGTCGATTAAGATAAGTAATCATAGTTAACTTTACAGCAGCTTGAGGACTTAACTCATTACCAGCTTTATCTTTTAGGACTTCTTTCTCACCTTTACGCTTTCTATTAGCAAGAGCTTTACGAATACTTCCTTGACTTTTTAAATAAATAGTAGCAAGAATATTAATAGCGTGGTCTTCTTTCGCTATGTCATTACCAAATACACCAGTCCGTGAAGTACGAACGTTCTGAACATAATCTTTAGTATTGATAGTCTCTCTGTTATTATATGCTATTATAGCATTAACAGTATTAGTATCAATATTCTCATCATTAAAATCTCTACCAGTCTTTTCTTTATACCAATCACGAAAACTATTGTCTTCGATAGTAGCAAGGTATTCAGTAGACTTTCTAACATCATTATTAGTAAGCGTTAATAGCTTATCTAATTTAGGGTTACTAGGAATACAACTCATATACTTTATATTATTAATTAAGTTATTACTAACATTACCAAAGATAGCATTATTATCAATACTATCAAATAGATTCATTAGACGGACGAAAACCGCACGTTACGAAGGCGGACGGATGCCCGTAGACCTCAAATTCCTGCCGAATTTCGCATTTTATATGCTATCGTGATAGTAAGATAAGGAAAATATAAAAGTCCAGCAGATGCGCTTAAAATGGCTCATTCTAAGGCTCTCTGCCGGACTTTCGTCTCTAGGCTTATCTTACTTAACTACATACGAAACTAAGCTCGCCAGTGTCAAACAAATGCGTCACAATAGCCTTTTGTCGATTATTCAATCCCTCAATCAGACTATCGAAATTATCGACTTGACGGTAGTTATCACTTATACTACTATCTAAATCTAAGTCTATATCAGGAATATCAAATGCATCATCATCAGTAGGAACACTAACATCTTCTTCTGCTCTATCAAAAGTATCATCATGAGTAACAGTAGAAGTACTAGCTGTATCACTAGTTTCTAATCCAATAGTAGATAAACGATTACGAACTTCCCCAAGTAATGTATTATCTATTTGTCCTATCTTACCTATTAATTCTACTAAAGCATCTACTATTTTAGTAAATAGATTGTTTGATTCAGTAGTAGGATTAGAATCATACTTAATTCTAGCTAGTAATCTAGCAAATGTACGATTAGTAATAGCTTCAACTACAAACTCCTCAATAGCTACACTTCTAGGTTTATCACTATTTAAGAATCTTCCGTATTCTTCTACTAAAGCAGAATGCTGATTAATGAAACTACTAAACTTATCATATAGGTCACCAAATGATTGCTCTATATTAGCACGTTCATCATTAAGTAGATAATGAACACCTTCATGTATAAGAGTAAGTACTCTACGTTCAGGTTCAAGACTATTAAAACGATTACTAAGAGTAATAGTATTACCACCAGCGACTATTCCTGCAAATCTACCTTCATCACCTACTATTTCAATATCAGGATTAAGTTTAATACCAGCACTTTCTAATGCAGATATAACGGATAGTAGATTAGGATTATCAGTGTTAGCTTGCGCAACTTCCATAAGAGTACCTACTTGAGGAGCACTATCTTGACTAGCAAGTGGGTCAGGCGTAACAACAGGAGATACAACTTGTTGCTCCTCTATGGGGGAAATAGCGGCGTTAGCCGCGTTAGTACGACCAGCACTACGACTAGGATTCATAAGAGTAATATTACGATTATATACATCTCCTACATAATTAAAGTTACTAATGATATTACCTTTACTATCAGTAACATTACCTAAGTCAGTAACTAGTACTCCGTCTTTAGCTACAAATTCTTCATAACTACTATAACCTGTGTCCATCCATTCATCTTGAAGTATATTAGGTATCTTAGCTTGTAGTTTACCATCTACCATTCTAAACAAATTAGATTCACCACGAATAGCTGAATTAATAACATTACGAGTAAGTGTAGCATATACTCCTTCCATCATAGTACTAAAGTTACCATGATTATTAGTAGGAACAAAACCATTAGGCATACGAGCCATAAGTCTTCTAGGTTTAGTTTCGCCAGGTATAGCAAATGCTACGTTTCTATCAGCAACGTTAAAGTAAATAGTAGCTCCAATCTTATTAAGAGGACGAAATGCACGACCTACAACTTCATAACCATAAAGAGCTTTTTGCTTACCTACGTATTTAGATATTTCATCTAATAGTTGTTGATGTAAATCAGTATTTCCTTGTAGAGTAGCATCTACTAATGAATGGAATAATTTATCTAATCCTTCGTTAAACCTCTTAGTATATTCAGTAGCTTCTGTTTCACTATTGCTCATAGTATTCTCACGACTAGTAACTGCAATAAGTCTACCTTCCGAATCTTTAATAGTCATACCAACTACTCCTCTAGGAATACGACTAGCAGCGATAATACTATTAGATTTAATATCGGCAACTCCTCCGTCAACTCCTACTACTAGACGATAACCGTCAGTAGCTTCGCTAGTAGCTACGTCTCCAAACTTACGATATATAGGATTACCTTGTTTATCTCTAGCATAAATAACACTACCTGAACTTGTACGACCAACAACTAAACGTTTCTTCTTAGACTTAGTATTACTAATAGAGGACTTTAAGTTATTAATGTCAGTATAAGACTTCTTGAGTTTATTCATCCAATTAGTCAACGATTCATTAACAATAGCACTAAAGTTAGACTGATTAACATTAAGAGCGTTATTAAAGAATATGATATTATTAAGATGTTTAATCCTATCTAATAGATTAGTTTGAGTATCACCGAATAAACTAGTTAAATTCTGCCAGTGACCATTCTCTTGTAGAGCATTAAGCTGATGTCCGAATGTTCCTTCAACTTCAAGATTATTACGAACACGATATAAACGACGTATATTATTAAGCAGTTGTACAAATTCTTTAGCACTAGGTTCTTCACTAGCAATAATAGATTGAAGTTGAGTTATAAAATCTATACTATCGTTTCTAACAGTATATCTCCAACCTTGATTCATAACTTCTACATTACCGTTATTATAACCAATCTTAGGAAACTCACCTATTTTAATTCCACGAGACTTAACAATAAGATTACCGTTTTCATCTAGTTCTACATTTACTGTATCATTAGTCTTTAACTGACCGATACGAGAGTAAACCTTACTATCACTTAAATTAACTAAATTAAAGAAGTAACCATTATCTTTAGTATTCTGTTTATTCTCTGCAACAGCTTTATCTAAAGTCTTACTTGCTTCTTGTATAATATCAGAAGGAGTTTTAATCTCTTCATCAACATTAACTATCTTACCATCTACTATTTGACGATTAGCTAGAATCTTAATATCATTATACAAACTAACAGCTCTAGGATTTAACTGTTGTAGATAAACCATCATATCATTAAGACTAGTAAATGTCTTACCTTCTATCTGATTACCTTGTATTTGATTATATAAATCTATAATTAGATTTATCTCTTCTATACGTTGGCGTTGACCTTCTAAGTCATTATCAGATATAGCTGATTCAAGAACATTAGTATCAGTAGTAGCAGATTCATCAGATTTACTAGTATCTACGTAAGTAACATCTCCAATAGCAATAGCGGCATTTAATTCATCAATAGTAACATCAGCAATTATATTGCCTTTAGCATCCATTCCGTCAATACTAACGTTACCAAATTTACTAACACGTACATCTATTGCACTTACTTTAACCGGTTTTCTACTAACATCTCCTAGACTAGCAAAAGGCTTTACTATTGTAAATTCTAAGTTATTAATATTAGCTTTATTTACAACACCTGAATTAGCTTTAGATACTACTTTATCTAATGTCTCTTTTAGCTTCTTCTCTTTAGCAGTCTTTGGTTTAGGTTTTGGAATAGGCTTAACCTCTGGTTCTTCTTGCCTCGTCGCTTCGCTCCTCGCTTCCCCCATAGAGGAGTCTTGTTGCTGGTTATCCACAGTCTGTTGCTGTGCCTGACTTTGTGCAGCAAGACTATTTCTTCTCTTAGTAATAGCTTCTCTTAAAGATGCTATATCTTTCTTACCATTCTCTGAATTAGATAGAATACTAACAGCATTAGATAAACTCTTATTACTAGTATCTTGAGATTCTTCTTCTGTAAACGCATTATCTAGTGCTTTATCTAACTTAGCAAGTTCTTCTTCAGTAGCAACGTTAACGAAATCATTAAGATTCTTCTTTGCAGACTTAACTAACTTCTTAGCCGCTTCTTCGAATTCTTTCTTACGAGTATCTTCAAACTCTTTAGCTTGTTCATTAGTAGTAATAATATTAGAACGATAGTTATCTCTACGAATTTCATCAAGAAGTATCTGTCCCATATTATCCATATACTCTGAATTAATAGCACGAACTTGTTTAGATAAACTTCCTAGATTAAAGTCTTTACCTGCTTGTTTAAACAGAGCTACATCATTTTCATCTAATTCGTCTATCTGTTTCTTAATAAGTGCGTTTTGTTCTTGACCACCTTCTATTCCAAGAGCTATATTTTCTACACTACGAACATTATCTAAGAATAAACTTTCCATAGGACTTAAACCTCTACGTAAGTCATTAACTTTAGATTCTATTATCTTAGATATATCTAAGTATTGACTAGCTTGTGCTTTATCCAAAGGATTATTACTATCCTTTAGACTATTATAAGTAAACATTACTTCACGACGATACTGTTCTAATATACCTAACTGCGTACGGTTCTTAGCCATTGGGTCAAGAATCTCATTAATAGCAGGAATAGTATTCTCTAATTGAGATTGAATAGTATTAAGTCTTTCTACTCGTTTATTTAGTAAGTCAGCTTCTTGTGCATTAACTATATTCTCTGATATAGCCACATCTAATAGAGCATCGTCTATATTAGCACTACGCAATGCACTAGAATAGTTAACATATCTATTAAGAACAGTACGCATAGTTTTCTTTATAGATTGAGTATCTCTATCATATTCTGCTTCATCAGCAAGACCTGCATCTACTAGCTTTTTCTTTAGTCTAGGGTCTTCAATATAATCTTCGAGTAACTCATAGTTACCGGAACGAATAGCATTTAAAGTAAGAGTAGTTGTGAACTTCTCTTTAGCAGCAGCACGTAAATCTTCTTGTTCTTCAGGACTAACTTTACTATAACGAGTAGTACCTATTGTTGGGTCTTGACTAATAGTTCCATCATCAAGATAAGTGATAGGATTACCTTTAGCATCACGTTCTATCTGAAATGGATTCTCACCATTTTCGATAATCTTCATCTGACGAGCGTATTCATTAAATACTTGCTCACGACCATTGATTTCAGAAATACGTTGTTTCTCTTCTACATTACCACCTTTACGATTATTAATAGCTGACATAGCACCACCAAAAGTAATACCTCCAATAACTCCCCATAATGCAGCATTGTATAGTTGAGGATTCTGTAAGTACTTCTCTATTCTATCCATAGATACAGCACCATTGTATTGTTCAGCTTGACCTAACAAATAACGACCGTATAAAGTACCTTCTTCTTGACCTACAAAGTTAATAGCTTCTTCAATACCTTCTGTTAATTCAGATAATAGTAGATTCTCACTAGAATTAACAAAGCGATTTATTTTACCTGCAAAATCTTTAATAGTACCTTTTGCCGCTTGACCTAAAGTTTGACTAGCAGATTCAACACCGGTAGAAGCTATTCTATCAAGAGCTTGATTTTGTGAATAACGAATACGAGGAGTAATAGCACGATTAACTTGACCTAATGCTTTATTAACTGCACGTAACTGCATATAGTCGAAGAATACATTAGCTGCATTATATCCAAAGTTTCGCATAGCTGCTTTATCTGCAACTATAAGAGCGGCTTCTTCTTTAGTTCTTTCTTTAGCTTCATTAGCAATATCAGGATTATTATCTAACCAAGTTTGAAATTCTTCATCAGACATTCCTGTAAATAACGACAATGCTTCTCCTTCTATTTGTTCCGCAACTCCACGAGCTTCTTGATAGTTCTCACCAAGACGCATACCAATAGCAGTAATACCATCTTTAGCGATAAGTTTTAACTTATTAGCACGATATACATTATCTAATTTAGTAGCTTCCTTAGCCCAATTCATTGCACGACTTACTTTAGAACTATTACGTCCTAATGCTGCAACACCTTTACCAACAGCTCCAACTCCTTTAGTTAATAAAGTACCAGGAATCATTAAAGATAGAGAACTAGCAATACTTGGAACTTGACTAAAGAACCAACCTGAAAAATCATTCATATCAAATGCTTTATCAGGATTCTCACGATATATAGGAAATAAATCATCACGAACATAATCAGATATAGCATCGCCTGCTCTAGTAATAGGATTACTAAATGGTTTATCGTCCCATAATCCAGCAGTAGCTAAATCTACTAACATACCTATACCACCAACAGTATCTCCTATAACTGTTCCAATAGTTTGACCTAATGCGTTACCTGCTTGTTTCCAAGCTGATTGGTTCTTAGCACGAAGAGTTTCTAATTCTTCTCTACTTTGATAACGATTAGGTTCAGCACCATACTTAGCTAAAGAATGATAATCTTCCTCTGTTCCAGTAAAGACTTCTTTACCACTAAGATTACGAAACATGAAGTCGCCTTGTGCAGCTACATCAGGTTTGTATTTAGTAACAGTAGGAGCTTCTTTAACCATATTAACAGAATTAGCCCCACTATCTAGTGGAGCTTTTTCTACCGATATATCATCAAATATGTTTGGCATACGCTTACTTCATTAAGTCGTTCATTTGATTAAGTATCACTTGACTAGGCAATTCACCAGTAAGTCCTGAATACATTCTATTAAAGAACTGGAATACTTGTCTCTTAGTATCAACATCTAGTTCTCTAAGATTACCAGTAGCACCTGCCATAATCATAGCCTTCTGCATAAGAGGACGAGCAATAACTTGCTGCTCCTCTATGGGGGAATTTGCAATAGAACCATTTCTTGCACTAATAAGATTTATATTCTCTTTAACAGGAGCAAGAATAGCATTAGCTTGATTATTCTGAAACATACGTTGAAATAACTCACCTTCTGTAATCTTAATTACTGGTTCATCATTACTGTCTAATATTTGATAGAAACTATCACCACTAGTAACAGCAGAATATGTTCCATCTCCAAATTCAGCATCAGATAAACGATAATTCCTTTTAAGTGCGTTATTATACTTAATAGAATTAAGAGTATCCATTGCTTTAACAGCAGGTAGAGATTTGAATCTTTCTATTTCATCATTAATGATAGCACCTGTAATCATGTAATCTCCAGCTACTGCATTTTGTATTCTCTCTTCCATTTCAGAATCAGGATTCTTAGCACTATTTTTTCCAGTCTTAGGAGTATAAGGAATATTTAAGAATACTCCGTATTCCCCCGTAGAAGATGATGAACACCAACCATTATTAATGTTTTTCTTTTTAACTTGTGCTTGAATAGTTTGCATAATAGCATCACGTTCTCTATTATCTTCAACAGGTTCAAGAACTCCTTCGGCATTACGTTTCTTAATAACAATACTTCCAGGATTAGCAATACTAATTATATTCATTACTCTTTCATTGTAGTTCTTTAATTGGTCATCTTCAAATCCTTGACCAGTAGCAACTATATGAGGAGGTAAATCAAATACATTAACATCAACATAACTAGGTGGTAATGATTTAGATATACGTTTAGTTGCAGCATTAGACATTTGTGCAGCTTTTTCATATACGTAAGCAGGAGAATCTTTAGTACTCTTAGCAGTAGTTATTTCACCTCGTCCTATTGCTCTAAAACCTGCAATACCCATAGTAGTTAAACTACCATATACTTTATTTCCATAGAAAACTTCATCGTTTCTAGTAAATTTTTCAGGAGCATTATTACCAGTAGTAAATCCAACAGGACTAACTTTAAGAATATCTGCTATTTCGGGAGCCAAACGAGTATAAGCGTCTTTACTAATACGAATATATTCTTTATCTCCTATTTTACTAAATGACACATCTTTACTAGTCAGTCCCATATCTATTCTAAGTTTAGATATAATAACGGCTTTACTACTATCATTAATAGGATTAACTAGAACTGTATCGAAACTATTGCCTTTAGAATCAGTAAATAACTTATTCATTCTATTAGCATATTCTAGTTGCATAGGATTATTAGTATCTGCCATATCTCCGTTACTTAATCTCTTACCTAAGAACTCCGAAGCATATTGTTCTTCTTGTGTAAGATATCCTTTCATTGCATCTAAACGATTATTAGCATTAGCTATTCCTCTATAATAAGTATTAGCTTCATCTAATAATTGTTTCTTAGCAGCATCAGATAAAGTAACATTATTAGCAATACCTGAACGTAGTTTACTATATGCCTCATCTAAAGGAAGAGATTTAGATATTCCATAAGAAGAAAACATATTAGATAACTGACCATTAAAAGTATTTAATTGAGATTGTACTTTAGCAGGAGTATCAGGTTCTACTTTTTCTTTACCACCAATAGTAGCTAAAGAAGGAAGTAAATCAGGTTCTTTACCAGTTTTAGGTTTAGCAGCAGCTTTACGAGCAGCAGCTAATATATTAAATCCTAATTCAGGATTAATTCTACTTTCAACTCTACGATAAGCAGAAGCAGCATATCTAGGAGCAAATAGGTTCTCTTCAAATTCTCTCTGTGACATAATAGTTCCGTCAGGCTTAGTAACAAGATTGTTCTTATTACCTTTATTGGCTTTCCAAACATTTACTTTATAGTCTTGTTCGAGAGAAGCACGAGCACCAGGAGTTTCATTTAATGCAGCTTCAAATGCAGCACGTATCTTCTCCTTAGATAACTGTTGAATACCACCGGAAGTTTTAAGGTAAGGAACATCACCAGCAGCAATATTTCCTCGACCTTCTTTAAGATTACCTTCTGCATCACCCCATACTAGCTGTTCACCTGAACTAGAATCAACACCAACAGTAGACAATACTTTCTGATATAAAGTATTATAATCTATTTGTTCAACAGGACGATAATTAGGTTTGAATTGATTACCACCTATTACTTTACCTGTTTCATCTATTTGGTCTTGATAATTATATTTGTTCTGTTCCAATGTATAAGCCTTAACATCTCCGTCATAAGCATCACTATTAGTAACTTCATCTTGGAACTTTTTAAACTCTTGTTGATAACGCTCACGACCAATAAGTCCTGGATTACTAGCAACTTCTCCGGATAATCTTCTTGCAGTAGTCAATGCAGTAGCATAACTACCTTCTTGAGCACTTGCTTCTATTTGAGCATTAATATCTCTTGAATAGTTATCGAGCCATTCATTTTCAGCTTCATTTAATTGCTTATTAGCAAGAAATGTTTTAATCTGATTACTAGTTTCAATAGCAGTATCATGTTTCTGTTGAAGAGTATTTAACGTACTATTGTAAACATCTAAAGGAGCGGCAACCCGCTCCCTCTTTTGATAACCTGCTGTCTTAATATCTATCGGCATAGTTATAGTATTTATAATTAAGCAATCTTTTTCTTACCACCACATCTGAATAAAGTACTTCGTATATTACCTAGTCTACTTTTATTCTTATCCATTAGTTTTAAGAACAATTCCATTTGTTCAGGATTAGCGGACATCATAGCAGCGGTAGCATTTTCTTCCGAACGTTTCTTATCTACACCTAATTGATAATCTCTAACCGCACTAGTAAGTCCTTCAATAACATTAGTACGATTATTAGCTCTTGCTTGAATCTTTTCGTTTTCTGTTTGAGTAACCGCATTATCATAAGCGTTTAACACTTGATTATTCGCAGCTTCTACTCCTTGACGATTAAGAGCCGAACGATTAAGAAGGTCTGTTTCAACATTCTCTTTCATACCTCTTAATTTATTACGTTCAAGAACTCCTCGATTAGCAAGAGATTGAACACGAGCAATCTTTCCCGAAGAACTAGAAGTATTAGAATCAATAATTCTAGCCATATTTCTTTCAGAATCTCGACTTTCAGCTAATTGTGGATTTATATTATAAGTAGTTCTCATCCTTGCAGGAATTATAGTTCTAGGTCTAGTAGGAGCTTGAATATTATTAATACTGTTCTTATTAGTAACGCCGCTTATAATATTACCTAATGCTCCGATACTGGCACTAATAGCTTCTCCGCCTATGCCACTCATAAAGTTTCCAAATCTACTAGATTTAGATAACGGACTAGTACTAGAACTAATAGAAGCGCCAACAGGCTTACTTGGAACTACACTATTAGTCTTAACAGAATTCATATTAGCTTTAGTCAAAGCATTAGGAGCAAAACTACTACTATAATCCCTTTCTAAACCAAAGTTATTATAGTTATCCTTTAATAATCTTGTTCTAGAACCAAGAACTGATTTCTTCAATTCAGGATATTTCTTATATACCTTAGCTCTAACATCAGAACGACCATGAAGTCCAGCTAATCTAAGAGCATCACGAGCATCAGCTTTAGTAGGAATAGGATAACTACGACCACCGCCTGCAAAGTCTTTAGACTTAACACTAGGATAAGGTTTCTTATCTGAACCGTAATCTTTCTTACGAGATAATCCTCCTAGCTTTTTCTTACCAGTTATTGTTCTCATATTTCTTTTCTTTTTAGTACCGTCATCATTAAGACCATTTCTATCTTTAAATGACTCTTGAGCATTAAATACTTTAGAAGGCTTAACACCTTTCTGAACTAATTCAGCCGGACTATTACCATTAAGTATAGGTTGAGCACTGAATACTTTAAGTTGCTTAGGAGTAACCTGTACTACTTCACCACCTTCAGCTTCAACACCTGTCTTACCTGCATCAATAACAATACCTCCAGTATTGTGTTTACGTCCTTTAAGAAGAAACGAATCTTTCTTAATAGGAATAGCAGTACCACCCTCGACAATACGTAATTCAGTTCCTTTATGGGGGAAGGTTCGTACTTTCCCGCCCTTAGATAAGTATTGGCTTAAGAACTGTGACCTCTCTTCTTCGGACATCATGTTCTCATTTTGAGCACTGGCTAAAGCCTGATTGTCTTGTAGGTTTTGAAGACGCTCTTGTCTTAACCTTTCGGCTTGTTCAGCTTTCTTCTTCTTACGATTGCCTATGATACCGCTAATAATACTAGTACCAACAGAAATCGCAGTACCTATAAATGCTTTAGGTCTTTGTTCATTAATACGTTTCATTATTCTCTGTATTTATTAACATAACATTCAATCTTCTTAATCTCTATCTTAGCTGTTCCGTCATTAATTACAAAACGCACACCTAGATATTTACCATTAATAAGATTGGATTTAAATGGTTCGTAGTTCTTATCGACATCAACAGTCAACTTACCAGTAAGTCTATCTATTGGATAATTAGTAACTACTTCGTTTAAAACACTACGGAAATAATTATAATTCCATTTACCATGTTCATAATAAGGTTTAGCCGTATCGAAAGTATTACGTTCATTAACAGTAATATCTTCAAGTCTACTTATCGAAGTATTACTAAACAATAGTATCTTATTACCTGCAAAGTTAATGTCATTAGCTTTATATAAGTCATAACTTATGTAGTTAAGTACTTTAATAGTATCGTATTCAAGATTGAATAATACATCAACTACCATAGTATTATTATTGTTTCCTACATAGAAAGGATTCTTATTAGCGACTATCTCAAAGTCTTTATATTTAAGATAACTCAAAGGCTTTACAAATCCTAATTGACCTATAATATTCTTCTTGTTGAAGGAACTAATATACAAATTAGTTTTTGTATTATAAAATCCTCTACATAAATAAGTATGTACGCTTATCCAAGTATTAGTGACGAAATTGTAACTAAGGGTAAAGTCTGAAACATCCCCCATAAAGGAGCAAATCAACCGATTATTCTCCTTATCCATTCCCATTAGTATTTGAGTATTACTAGTTAAATACTCATCTAATATAGACTGTACTCCGTCACCTAAGTCATTTAGATTCTTCTCATCAAATCTATATAACCTCTTCTTACTTCTGTCTAAGAATATATAGCCAGCTTCATTACATACGTATGCTTCAAAATCTTGTAGACCACCATATCCTTTTTCACTAGTAAATACCTCTTGATAATCAATATCAAAAGCATCAGGCATTAACATTTGAACATCTTTGTCTTTAGTATAAAGCGTATTATCTCTATTAAAGATAAACATTGAATGTTCGCAATGAGCTATAAGATAAGTGCCAATACCAATAACGTTAATGATATTACCTTTATTTTCGCTAATTATCTTATAAGCATTAGGTCTAAATATTCGCCATTTATTCTCTACTGATTCATCACTAATAACATCGCTTCTACGAATAGTTTGACAGTATTCTGTAACAAAGTTACTATATAATAATTCATTATAATTAATGAATTTCTTACCTGCATAATCAAGATACATACTACTTATTTCAAATGTATCATTGATAGTAGTAGGTAATAGATGAATCATACGAACATTCTGAACGAAAGAATTATTATCAGTATGAATAGTATAGTATCTTTCATCAGGAGCTGTTTTAATAGTTTTAGTAAATAATGGATATAGCGAATAATAATTAAGAATTATTCTACTTATAGGAGTATTACCTACTCTTTCACTATCCCAATGTACTCTAGGGAAATTAGGATAAAGATTAGTATTATCCGTAGCTTTTTTAGGTATTGGGTCAGTAGTATCATAGTATACACCATTACGATTAAATGCATAAACACATGCTGTCATAAAGTAATAATTATAATTATAGATATAATCTTCATAACCATAATTATAAGTATCTCCTGTTGAACCAACATACTTAATATAGCCAAGTGGAATAAGGTCTTTATTCTCCGACATATATAAGTTATCACTTATATTAAGTAATAAGCTATTTACATAACCTCTACCATTTGCAGTATAGAATCCTAACTTTAATGACTTATTCAAAACAAGATTAACAACAGCTTCTCTACCTGCATTATTATCATCTTTGCTGTCAGCCATTATAATAGTAGAGCTTTTAACAGCTCTAATATCTCCAAATTCTTCTGAAGGACGAGATTGATTAAAATCAGTATCACTACTATAATAGTCAGTAAACATAGGGCCTTTATAAGCATTACCCATAGTATAACGACTATCGGTAATAAATATATTACCAGCACCTGACTTCTTTATAATATCAAATTCAGGATAATAGAAACGAATATTATTAACTTGTTCATTAAATGCAGTATTAAAATCATCATCTCTACGTACAGGAACACCTTCACTAACTAATATAGGTTCTGTCTTTTCATAAGATATAAAATATCCTACGAACTCTTTTCTCATAGGTATGTTGTCAAATAAGAATTCTATCTGATGAATTCCTCTGTAACTAGGATTTCTAGTTCCTCTAAACATACGATTGCCATTACTGTTTTTATAAAGAGCAATACCATTAGAATTATATTTAGGAAATATATTACAGAATCTTACATTACTAATGGTATCAAATATATTAACTACATCATGTGCATTATTAGTATTAATATTACCATATTGACTTTTATAAGCATCGAACTTAGTCTTAATATCAGATATTAGAGTGTCTTCATTTATATTCATTGTTAGTGCTGTATTGCCTTCATTAGCTGTACCTAAACTAATAGTCTCTGAATAACTCATAGTATTAGGAATATTAATACCGTCAGTAATATTACCATTAGGATATACATAATGTACAAAGAAGTTATATACACATTGATTAATTGCATACTTAGCACTATCTGAATAAAATTCTGTATCTTCAGGTTTAGTTTCACTACCCAATATCTTAGGAGAAGCAAATCCGAAAGCATAACTAATATAACCTTCTTTAGGACCACTAACACGAAGTTCTTTATACTTATCATTATTATGTAATTCAAGGAACTCGCTACCACTAGAACGAATACCACCTTCGCTTATTGCTAATACATCGTCTTTACCAAAAGTAGGAATATCAAGAAGTAAACCGTCATAATTACTAATTCCGTCAAGATTAAACTTCTTATTCTTTTGGAAACAAATATATAAGTTACCTAATACTCCTTCATAGGCTTTAGTAGTTTCAACACTTACTCCATCATAAATAGTATAATCTTCATTACCTGTGTAATCATAAGTAGAAACAGTCCTTAGATAATTTATAAATGGAATAACTATCATGAACTCTTTCTCGGCAGTTATAATAGTTTGATTCCCTTCTTCTACTGTTTCTTTAATATAACCAACAGGATAAGCCTTTAAGTCAGTAAATGTTTTAGTAGAACTTAAATCTGCACTAAGACTACTTATAACATTAAAGTCAACAGTATAACTTTCATCAATATTGAAATCGTCATCTGTTGGTTCTCTATCTACTTTCCATTTATATACTGTTTCATGTATTCCTTCGATTTCGTTAATTAAATCTTGTGTAGATTTATTTTCATTGTTGAAATTAACAGATAGATTAGGAAATAATTCATCTATTGTATGTCTACTAGTTTCGCCTTCACTATTAATAATTAAAATAGCATCTTCTCTACGATGCCAATAAATATCGTCTAATCTACTATATTTAGTAGCAAACATAAACTTATTCTTAGATACATCATATGCAATTCTAAGTTTATCTCCTTCGGTTAATCCTCCTTCAGCTTGTGTCTTAACATCATTTATTGCTCCCGTAGGATTAATTGTTTCATATTCATCAATAGTATATATAGTTGAATTAGGAAACTTAGCTTTAATAATATCTAATACTCCTCCATAGTCCACATAAGCTGTTTGAAAAGAACGTCTAAATTTTATTCCTTTATCAACAGGACTTCCAGTAGACATATCGTATATTTTATAATAAAAGTCAACAGGATTATAACGGTCATACTTTAATTTATAAGTATTTTCTCCAATAGTAACATCTCCTAAATAGAACCACATAGGTTCAACAATTTCTCTAGTATCTATATTTAAATCAAATTCTTCAATAGATACTACTTTGAAATCGTTATTAAAATCTCTTTGAATATCAGGAGCAGTATAAGGAGTACTAGTAAAGAAATCGTTAGTACGTCCATATCTTACATAAGGATAACTTACAAATCCTAAATTTACTATACTAGAATATTTATCAGGATATATCTCATCATAGTAAGTATTTCCGTATCTACTAAATTCTAGTATATACCAATCTTTATCATCGGGTTTAACAACTACGGCAGTAGCAGCTTCATATAGATTATCTGTATTTTGATAAGAAATGTAGAATGGAGTAGAATGACTATCATAATTACTATTTTTATAGAAAGCTCTAATAAAGTCTTGGGATGAAATCATTAAACAATAAGTACCGTAACTATTCTTACCAATACGAGTAAGGAAGAACTTTCTAGTAACTTCTTTATATTCACTACCGTCACCATAAGCACGTCCTTTAATAGTCACTACATATCCTTTATTAACATTAAACGTTCTAGGATTATTAACTATTGACGAAGTTGCAGCTCTAGTAACACTACGTCTCATTATAGATTTATTTCCGATAAAATCTTTAACTCGAACTTGTATATTACTAGTATCAATAGAACTTACAAGACTATTAATGTTTTCTTCCTTATAGTTAGCTACATACAATCTATTGTTATAGTTACATAAGGTTTTTACATTATATAAATTAAAGAAAGAACTAGTAATATCATCTAGACTAAATGTTTCGTTATAAACATCGTCTATCGTGATTCTACTAGTTTTAATATCTATATCAGAAGTATTATATACTTTAGTATCTCCCTTTTGAGTATTAATTATATAACCTATTTGATAAGCCGTATAATTAAGACCTGAATTATCTATTTGTAATCCTAGTTCGATATTTAAGTTTACCTTTTCAGTATTTAGATTAGTATCTTCTTTAAAAGTAAAGTTTCCTATCTTATAGTTAACAGGGAGATTACCGCTACTGTCGTCATAACCAAAACTATTATCTTCGATAGTAGTTTGATTTCCTTTATCCCATACTAATACAGGAGTTCCAATAGGAAACCAACCAGTATAATCGCTTCCTTCTTTATATCTAATAAAGAAATTATATATTCCTTTATAGATAGCACTACCTGATACTAACTTGGAGTTATTAAGATTAGTCTTAGGGATATTAGGAACTAATGTATATTTAATATCGCTTCCACCTTCTAGGTAATTAGGTTTATTAAGATTAATTATCTTTAATGGAACTTCTTCATCAGAATTAAGTTCAGTAATAGCAACAATTAATTCATTATTCACATTATAGGTATATGTACCTATAACTTTACCACCTTGATAATTCCAATTAGTAGCAACTTCCGTAATAGCCTTAGTAGATTCTTTATATCTTCTAATCTTACTATTATTAGTAAAGATGACTATTTCATCAGAGCAAGAGATAACACCGACTATCTCTTCATTTTCGCTTAATGTTATAATTGTCTCGATTGACTGTTCGTTCTGAATAGAATTACCGTCACGAGAAACCATAGCATTAACAGCATGGGTCATTGAACCATTCTTAATGGATTCATAACCTCCGTCTTTGTTTAACTCCTTAACTATCTCCATTAGTCTCTAGGTCTAAATGTTGCATTATAAAAGAACGACGCCCAACCTTTATAGGCATTAGCATCTTGATTTTCATTAATAACAGAAGCTCTTGCTCTGTCACGAGAATCTCTCCATAATAAATATGGATTAACTGGCATAGCACCTTGTAGAGAATATACTTGATGTTTAAGTCCTCTACTTAGTAACTTCCACATACAAAACCATTCAAGTGCTTCAATAAGTTTACCGTTATTAGGAATAACAGGTATATTACAATGAAACGTATCACTATATACAGTCTTAACTGTAAGATAGGATACGGTAACAATATCAGCATCAAAGTTTAATTGGATTGCATTAGCATCTCGAAGATACACGTAATTCTTTCCTTCGTAACCTTCGGGGTCAATCTCAACAGTACGCTTACTTTCACGTTCTCTAGCTCTTTCTCTGTCTTGAGCGAAATGCTCGGTAGTACCGGAAGAGCAAGAGCATTTACCTTTCTTTAAGGGGGAAATCTCGCAACCCTCAACATAAACTTTAAAAGCATTCATACAACATGGGAAATAAGCAACTCTATCAACAACATTAATAGTAGTTTCTTTTTCTTCATATTGAAGAATACCCATCTCATTCATAGCATCTATACACCAAGCACCCACTCTAGGTATATAATCACTATTCATAATATTGAAATCATTATCAAGTCTCGCGATAATAGTTTCTACGGAAGATAGCTCTTTGTTCATTATTTCTAATATATTTTTGAGTATAACTTGGGTCAAACTTAGAAATAAGAGAGATACGATTGTTAATATCAGTATCAAGATTTATTATATCTTCTACACTATGACATTTTGCAAGTAGTTCAGCATTTGTAACATTCATGTGATTATTTGTACCACAAAACTTAAATACTGTCCTATTCTTAACTGCGCCGTCAATCATAATAACTCTACAAGACCAATCCGAATTATTATAAGATATATATTTAACACCGTCATATTCCTCTCCTTTTGCAATAGCTTCAAGATGTTTCTTTTTATTATAAGGCGTAAGTCCTTTAATAATAAGTTCTTCTTTATTTCTTCTAGTTTCTACAAAGTTAATACGTTTTCTATGCTTAATAACTTTGCCGTCAGCAGTAATATGCGATTCAATTCTTTTTACTCTTTCTATAATAAGGCAACCTATTTTCTTCTCAAACTTATAAATCTTTCCTCTCAATACTTGCCTTCCTATTTCTCCAAAGAACAGGTAACAATACTTTTTGTATTGTTCTCTTGTAATTAACTTACGCTTCTTTAATACATCTTGTCTTATCTCACAATCTTTTATCTTACGAAGCACTCTAAAGTATTGCTTTAGATTACGATAAAGATTGCCATATCTTAATTGTTTTACATCCGTAAACTTAACATACTTCTCATCTATGGCTTTCTCCATTTTTTGATTAGTATCTAACTCATCTGTATTCCATTCCCAGTAGTTATATACACATACATCAAATATGGCTTCAACAGCATTTCTATTTTGTTCAATAGAGTATTTAATTCGATAAAGCAAAGATTTATATCTGACTATATTGTGAGACACAAGGTCGTACTCCTCTTCACTTGTCTCTATAAAATGTGTATACATATTACGTATGTCATATCTATCTATTGCATTTACTTTCATACTTCTATCTGTTGTTGGTTTATATCATCTTTAACTGGAACTTCATTAGTTACTCTCTCAACATTAAGTAGATTACGTTTATAGATTACATCTTTAATACGTTCTACCATATCTTCAGGAATAATAAATTCATCATCATTATCAATACTTGATTCCATTTTTTCATTAGTTTCAATTGGAATTTCAGCAGGTATCTCAAATGGAGATTCAATGATAATATGACCTAATGGTTCAATAAGTGGATTACCATTACTATTAACATATAAATAACCATTGATATAATCATAACTTAAACTGGTACACATTCCTGGAAGAGCTTTATAAAATTGAGCATTTGCTTCCTTAATAAATGGAATAGCCATATTATCATATCCAACAGTACGAACACTAACAAATGGTAAATTGTTATCAAGACGAACTGGTCTAGGAACTCTATTCTTACTTCTCTTAACTTTATACTTAGTACTAACAAGAGTTTGGAATATATCTCCGTCAGGAACATTAATTAGACTTATCCTGTATCTTTGCATTAATATCTTATCGACATTAGCGTAACGTTGATAAGTCTGACGTATCTGTTCATTGAACGTATGAATAACTGCACTACGAATAGTACGTCTCGCAGTAAAGTTATTCGGCTGATGAATAGCATGAGCTATTTCAGATACAATTTGATTTAACGAACTCATATCACTATTATTTTGAATTAGTATTATAACAAATATAGTTATTATATTGGTATCGACAAGACTTTTACTAATAATTTTAATTCAGCACTTCTATCTATCTAGCTTGCTAGCTAGCTTACAGATATTCGCGTTGTAAACATTTTTATACAAGTGACACATTTTAAGACCCGTGGTGGCACGCAACACTGTCGGATAATAGTAAGTTAAGGAAAGGTACTAAAGTCCTATGGTGAGCTTCTATGAAAGCGTAGAAAGGTGGGACATACTTTTTATTCCCCCATAAAGGAGCGTGTATACTGAAAGAGCCGACTATCTCTAGTCGACTCTTACTTGTTAATCTTACTAATAGTACTTATATGTTTTCAAATACAACTATTTGATTTAACTTATTTGAAAATCTTGCTTTTAAATGTTTTCCAGTACTACTTAAACTTTTTCTTATTCTCATTCTAGTAATACCAGTAATATATTCTGCTTCACTAATAGTTTCAACTTCTATTACTTCTTTAGTATTAAAGAACGTTATTCTAACGTTTCTTTCGCTATACTTAGCTTGTTTAAATCTTCTATTTTCACTTGCTAACTTATTTCTATTCCCATAATTTAAATTGTATTCATAAGTACACCATTCAAGATTATCAACAGCATTATTAGTTCTACATTCATCTTTATGGTTAATACAAAGATAATTATTAGAATTAGGGATAAATACTTCTGCAACTAGTCTATGGACATTCCTACTTATTCTTTTCTTATTATTCATAAGTATAACACGATAATATCCATGAGAAGTACTAGGTTTTAATATTAAACCTTTTCTGTTTCTAACTCTTCCTAAATTACTAACTTCGTAATTAGGAGCAATTTCAATTGTTTTCCAAATCTCTTCCATAACCGATTTTTATTCCGATAGTTAATAATTAAAGATAGAAAGAAGAGTATCGGAAACTCGTTCGATAGAGTAGCTAATTCTATCTATCTTTCTATCTTATTAAATCAATGTTTATAATCTATTCCTAATTTCTTTATTATAGGTTTAATTATAACATCAAATGCTACAAGAGATAGTATTACAGAATTTAATACTATTCTTACATCACCTAGTTTCATAGAATAATAAATTATTCCTAGAAACAATGCACATACAAGAGTTACTATTCTCTTTTGCCATACTAAGACTGGTTTCTCTCCATTTAATTTATCAATAACCTTAATCGCAAAATACGCAATTATGTTAACACAGATAACAAACGCAAAATCAAAACTAGTAGCCGTAGTACTTAGAATCTCACTAAGTATATTCCCGAAGCCCATATTACAGCAAGAATAACAAAGTACCAAGAATAATAGTTAACAACACACCTCCTACTCTTATGTAGGTAACAACTTTTGCAGGAAGAACGCTAGTAGCTTCTTTCCATACAAATGCTATAATAGTAATAGCTATTACAGCAACAAACAACACTTTCATTAAGATTCCCATAAGCATTAAGTTTTATATTACACAACAAATATAAAACTTTATTTTAAAAAGAAAAGAGAGACTACTATTATTTAGTAATCTCTCTTTAGGAATATAACAGAACTTGTATTACTTCAATTCGTTGAAATACTTCCAGAGTTTATCTTCTCCAAAATCAACGTCATCAAACCAAAAGTCGATAGCACTCTCGAATATCATATCGTCAAAGTTTCCTTTACCGAACCACTTCTCGAATAACTTACAGTAGTCGTGATATTGAGCATTAATAGCTACATATACATCAGCAACTTCTATATCTTCTTCTAGTTTATCTTTGAATTTACTACAAACTTCGTGAGCTTTCTGCATATCGTATTTCTCACCGATATATTTCTTACCGTCTTTGACATGGTACATTTCATCAACAGTACGCTTAGCTTCCTGCTTATTAAAATGTTCATCACCATAATCATTATAACGTTCGTTTCCATCTACTCACCATTATAACCTTCGGGAACGACTTTAACTTTTTCAATTACTTGCATAATAAATAAGGTTTAGATTAATAAATTAAGAATATCTTATAGTAGCTACTATACACTCATAGCAAAAGATAATATAAGAAGTTCGACCATTAATCTATTTTAGCCATAAGTAATAATTTTATTAAAAGTTAGATATAGTATGAATAAAATAAAAGCCCTACTTGTTATAAGCAGGGCTTAGAGTTAAGCAATAAAAGTAATGTCATCCCTCTATGGGGGAATCTTCTATTACCTCATCTTCTTTAAAATTCCATTCAGGACTTGACAATAAAGTAGCAAGTGCTTCATTAGAATAAGTTTCATAAGGATATTCAATACTAATAATTTCTAATCCTTCTTCATCAGTAGTAACTGTTCTAGTTACTTTTTCAGGAAACACTTCTTTATAATGTTGGCACTTCATCAATACTTTGTCTTTACTAACATTACTACGAGGAACTAAATTAAGTTCATCAATCTTTGCTGACTTCTCTTCATCTATATCAGCAACAGGAAATACAATGTAATCAATCATAATCTTTAAATATTAAATATTAAACTTAGTGTATATGTTAATACTAGAAATATACCAATTAGCATACAAACTAATTTAAGTATCTTGTGAGGTGTTACTTTCATCTTCTGTATTAGAAATAAATATAGGATGATTAATATCGATTATTTCATCTTTCTCAATTAAGTTCTTTAGGAAGTTAATTTCTAGTAACGAGATAGTTTTGGAATATAGAATTGTTTTATAGATTATTCCTTTCCAATATTTACCAAGTGTTAATCCTAGATTATCTCTATTTTCACCTTTTATAATAGGATTACCATTATAACTTTCAGGAGTTAAATAAATAATCTTAGAATCGTCTCGTTTTATCTGATTTAATTTACCATAACTATAAACATAGTTCTTACTACTATAATGATAATCTAAAATAAAACCATTTCCAATACCACTTTCATAGATTTTATTTCCTTTAAACATTACAGTAGAATTATCATTCTTAGCATCTAAATCAACTCTTTTTATAATAGCAGTAAAATCTGTAAATATAGGAATATTCTTATTATCAGTAAAGTCAGATACTCCGTCATAAACCAGACCGTTCTCGTATTCTGGAAGAACTTCAATAGTAATATCACAATCAAAAACTAGTTCACCTTCTATCATAGGAGTTATTGTAAATCCTATCCAAGAATTAGTAGTTAAATCTAATAATGCGTCTGTTGGAACAAACGATTTAGGTAAATTATAAATACCATTGCCTAAATATACTATTGATTCTTTTGTTGCATTTTTCGTAGCTAAATATTTGTAAACAAATTTACTATTTCCTTCAAGACCTTTAACAGTAATTCTAAAAGCGGGTATCTCTTTTATATTAGCTAACGCTCCGTCTCTCTTAACATAACTATATAATAAACCATTAGCTGCATGTTTAACATTAGTTATATGAACAATAGTACTATTAATATCATAAATATAATCTACTGCATTAGAAGTTTCCCAAGTCTTGTTAGCACCGAACACTACTGGATAACCATTATAACCCGACATACCTTCATAACCAATATTGAAGTTCTCAAGAGGATTAACACTAGTACCAGTCTTTTGCAATGACACTTGTTCATTAATATAGCCTCTATTTGCATCAGTGTTCTTTTTACCATAGTTATCCCAATAGTAATTAGGTAACGTAACTTTAGGAGTTATACCAATATAAGTGTTCAACTCTTTAATCTTATCGTCTGTTGAGATTTCATCGAAGAGCATGAAGTCGTAGAGAGACATTTGAGCGAAATAACTATTTGAATAACTACATTTACCTATTGACGGAGTTATTGAATTATCAACATCACAAGTTGCTACAATATTATGGGTAATCTTTGATAAATTACTACCGATGATATTATTGTTTATAATACCGTCAATATAAGTATTACCGTTATTATGTTGAGAATAAGCGATTACATCACCTTGTGTGTAGATACCAAATGTTTTATCTCCGGAAACAGGTCTTTGGTCATATATAAATCCATTTAAAGTACTCCAATTCACTTTCATCAACACTTGCTTACCACCCTTAGACAAAGTAGGAATAGTAACAAAGTCGTCCACGCCATCAAATTGGTATGAACCATCTTCATTAACTCCACTTCCTTCTGCATAAGCCGAGTTATAAATAACACCATGATTACCATGACCGGATATATCGGGAATATGACCTAGTATCTTATAACTAGAATTAGGAACACGTAATAATCTAGGAGATAATATACAGTTAGGTTCGTTATCATCAAAAATCCAAGTTGCTGTACAAGTAAATACCATTTGTCGTTCAACAACATGTGGAGTATTAGGCAAAGGACTTCCATTAAGTTTAGCATTACTAACAGTATAAATATCTTTAAGAAGATTACAATCATTAAATAAACCTATTCTAGTAATACTAGAACCTAGTTTGATTTTGTCTCCCCAAGATATTTCATTATTATTCTCATCCTTGAATCTTAATAAAACAGGATACGGCTGTACAATGTCTTCGTATCTAACATATTCTTGAATAGTAATATTTATCTCTTTTGGAAATACTAAAGGTGTTTCTAATCTATAATAATTACCACTTGAATCTTTAGTAGGAGTATAAGATTTTCCATCAATAACAACATTAGTTACTTCATCTGAATCTTTATAAGGAGGAACAATATCCAATACTAGATTACCTGTAATAGAAGTAGAATAAAATTGTCCATTTACTAGTTTCAATGTTGTACCGTCAGTTTTCCTAATATTTGCAGTAACTGAATATTTAGATACGTTAGCTTTAATATTAGGATTCCATTGAACATAATCACTATCTTGTTCAATAACTAAATTTATCTTTTGAGGAGACTTCTTAATACCATAGAAGATTACATCATAGATAAAATCTGTATTAGACTTTTCAATAGTGATATTATTAAAAGCAGCAGAAGAAACTTTGGATATTTTATAACCGTCAAGAACAGTAATACTAGTTTTAATATTACTTCCTATTGAAATATAATCTCCTACTTTTACTACATTCAAATCCTTATCCCAATAGTTTATCTTTAAAATGTCTATGTTACTCTTGATAATAGGTCTAAACTCCACCATATTCGGATACAGAGTGCCTAGTTTGTGCTTTTTTAGCTGGCGCTCGATTAAGAATTTACTCATAGAGTAACGAAAAAGCATAAAGGAATACAGCGCTAAAGCGGAATAACCGTTATTGATACCATACCTAGCGATTGTTAATCCTGTGCCTAAACTAGTAGAAGAACCTTTATTAATAACTGTATCTTTATACTGATATGTTGACTGATAACAAATCTCTCTTTCCTTATTGATAGATATAGCATTATTAGCTAGATAGGAATAGGTAGATTCATTTGCGTTAACGCTTCTATGTTCTACTAAGAAGGGAGTATTAGCATTTTCACCAGCAGCATCACTTGTAGCTGTAAACTGAGGAGTACTTACTATTGGATATGCTCTATCAATAACCACAGTGTAATCCTTCAATCCCAAGTCACCTACAAACTGACCATAGTCATCTACTCCGTCAAAGCAAAGAGCACCTGCGAAGTCGGGAATTTGCTCAATAACTAATCCTGTCCAATCTAAGCTAGTGTCATTAACTTTAAACCCGTGAGCATTACTACTCGCTCCTGAGGACGGTAATGTATGTATTCCGTCCTTATCTAATCGAAAGTTTTTTAATGAACCATTGTCGTAATACCCATAGTCTACATAACCATTAGAATTAATACCAGATACTTTTATCTTAAAACTAGGTAATTCAGTTACATACCACATTAACCAAGTTCTTTTTAAACTACCATTAACGGTAAAACTATAACTATTATAGCTTATTTTAGATTCAGCATCTTTTGACCAAATACCAAAATTAGTAACATATTTATCAATCCCACTTTCCGGATTCCAACCAATATTGAACAACTGCAAGTCTCGGCTATTACCACTATAATCAATCAACTTATCACCAAACTGTGTATGATTATCATTAGTAAGACCTTGCTTCTTGACATCATAGTAAATATCAGGTTTAACATACTTGTCCAAGTTGTAGTAAGCTATTACTTGATTAATCTCGTCAGTGGTCAATACTCCCTTGGCAATGAAAGTCCAGTACCAAGCAACTTGACTTAATTCAACTGTGTTATTATCGCCATTTATATATCCTTGTACACTAAATTTTCCTTGCGATAAATTACCGGTTATATCTATAGAATAATCGTTTTTATCTCCTAATATAGTATTTATTACATGACTATTGCTAGCATTAGAATGATTAACATCATATACTGCATATCCATATATTCCGGTCTTACCAATATTGGCAACATGATTTCTTACATACTCATATCCTATAGGTTGTCTAATATAATTAGTTAATGCAGCAGCCGTAGCGCCTCTCAAAGTTATTTGATGAATCATACTAACTACGGTAAATTCATCAGTAATACCCATTTCTTCAGCAGTATTCTGACTGACAATCATGTCGTTGACTCCGTCAGTAACGAAAGCACCTTCATATTCAGGTAAAATTTCAATAGTAATATCACAATCGAAACTAGTCTCATTTTCTATTCTAGGACTTATTGTAAATCCTATCCAAGAATTATTAGAAATTGAATTAGTAGGAGCTAATGATTCAGGTAATTCATGAATACCATTGTCCAAATCTAATAAAGTTTGATAAACTGCATTTTCTGTTTTTATATATGAATATCTTACCTTACTATCTCCTTTCAAACCACTTACTCTAATTTTAAAAGAAGGTATTTTTGTTATATTATATAATTGGTTGTTTTGCTTTACATAACTAAATATTAAACCTCTATTCGCACCTAATACTTTAGTAATATGTATTTTATTATCATTAATACTATATATAGAATTATAAGTTGGTACGTTTTTCCAAGTTTTATTTATTCCGAATATAACAGGATAACCGTTATATCCACTCATACCTTCGTATGCAGCATTTAGAATCTCTAAATCTCCACCTGCATTAGGAATCTTATTCTTAATAATATTCCTATCAGCATCAGTATTCTTTTTACCGTAATTATCCCAAACTCCAATAAGTCTAGCTTTAAGCTCTGGTGGAAGATACGGTCTATCTCCACCAAGAGCATTATTTTTAAAAGGAATACCGATACCTATACCTATACCAGTATTAGTACCCATATTGTAATGTATCAGCTTCAGCGTTATTAACTTGTTTAACTAACTCAACATTCCAACCGGAATATAGAACCGTAGTAATAGGTTCATCCATACCAGCAAGAACTACTTCAACTGTTATAGGGTCTTCGGTAATGTTCTTTAATAAGAACGGTTCTTTACCGCCCATTCCATTAGGAATATAAAACTCTGAAACAGCTTCAACTTTACCCATTATAGATATTTGTAAACTGTTAGCTGAATTAGCTCTGTTATAAATACGATTATCCATGATAATTACTTTTAAATGATTATTAATTACTCTTTGCAACCTTCCCCCATAAAGAGATGTGGTAAAGTTATCACAACTCCTTTATGGGGGATGCTACAAGAAACTAAATTTTGTTTAATTACACAATACTATTATTAACTTTTTTAATCTGTCATTCCATTAGCCCAATTAGTAGGAATACTTTCAGAGTTACTAAGATTAGACTTTTTCATTGCATAGAATACATTAGCTCTATCAGAAGCATTTAAAGTATTAAGCCAATTCCAAAATTCCGGAACACTACCAACAGTAGAAACAGCATTATAGAATAGACCAGTCACATTAGTAAGTCTTTTATGTTTATCAACATTGAATAATGTAGAATTTATTTTTTTAGGACTTCTATCTGCCCAACCTCCTGCGCCTTGCCCACTAGCAAAAGCATAACTAATGTTTCTAAGATTAACATTCTTACTAAATAAGTTTCCGTCTACTTGTTGTCTCATTGCAGATGTTGATTCAAAGTGTGCAGATAAGAACATCGAAGATATATCTTGTAACTGTATACAGTTTACATAAGAATCTATTGGCAAGTTAATATGTGCAGGAATAATACAAAAGTAGAACATATTAGATAACGATATTAACTTAGTTAACTTAGAGAACGTATCTGCCGAGTAGAACTCTCCGTCTTCTCCATTAGCAATATTCCATTTATATGGGTTTAATAATGGCATACAATAGAATGTATAAGACAAATCAGTAGCATTACTAATAGGATAGAATAAATGTGGCGGAATACGTCCTCTTAGTCCATAATCAAGATAATTATATCCAATCACTCCATCAACTCTGCCACTACCAAAAAACACTCCATTTACTTGCATATTATTGCCATTAGTACAATAATAGAATAAGTCAGGAGAACATATATAGCCAAGTACTTTCTTATTAGCATTAACATTAGAAGGTGGAGCAAAAGAACCAGCGTTATCTTTAAATCTATTAGGTATAACAGGAGAACAATTAACACTTCCTGTACTAATTGCACTATAAAGAGCACTATCTCTAACTATGTCTTCTAATCCACTAAGACCATCAACACAATATTCATTCCAAGCAAGTTCATACTTATCGAAATCTTTATTTAAGATAACTCTATGAATATCTCTATTGTAGTTAGGCATAGTATGTTCGTCATCTAACCATTCTCTAGGGTCATAATTTGGATTAAGAATATACTTAACTGGATTATACTTTTCATTAGGAACTATTATATCTCCGTAATTACTAGGAGTAAGATCACCATAATTCATAGTATAAGCTTGTGCTTCTGTACTTTGAAATCTTTCTAAGCAATAAGACATATTAACTATTGTCTTTCTAGGAAGAGTTCGTTGTTTACTATAAGTAATCTCTACTGGCATTTCAGCACTTTCAATCCAATTACCGTCACTATTTATACCATAGTTCTCTGTAATATTCTGACTAGCTGCATCTACTTCATTCCAACCTTTATAGCTAACATTAGAAGTTTGTTCCATATAGAATAATCCATAAGGAATAAAACCTTTCTTAACGAAACTAGCTTCTATTTCAGAGAAGCATCTATGAACATTAACTAGTTTACAATTAGAGAAGCCTTTACTAGTAAGCGAGTACTTACAATTTTTCATATCATAATATAGATATGATATATTAGTAAGATTGTAATTAGTCTTAAATGAATTAAGAGGAAGCTCAATTACACTATTTGCAGGAAGAACTAGTTTAGAGAAGAATCCAGGTATTTCAACAATAGCACTACAATTAGTAAATACATCGTATGGAAATACTTCATCTCCTTCTTTAACAAAGTTTTTAGTAAAGCCTTGAAAACATCCTAATGTAGACTGATTAATAGCTTGCTGTCCTGTTATATACTTCAATGACTTCTTCAATCTACTAAACATTGAATTATGAATAGGAAATGTAATAGTAGAATTATCTCCAATAGAGAACGAATCATAGATGCCGTATAAAGCAGTAGGAAATCTAAGATTAACTTTATTCTTAACAGTGCCACCAAACACATTATATAAAGAACCATTAGATTTAATAAGTTCTTTAAATGAACCTCGTATATATTTTAATTTAGTATTCTTATAGAATAAAGGACAATACATTACTTTATCTTCTACATCTTCATCAGTTGTTTGATTAAAGTATATATTAGAATTATTAAACATATTATTTAAATATTCTAAATCAGGAAGATCAGCAAGAAGTGTTCCACAATCAGCACTAGCAAGATGCTTATCAATAGTACTATCACTAGGACAATTATTAATATTATCTACAAACTTAATAGTTCCAACACTAAAACTACTTAGTCTTTTAAGTTTAGAAGGAACATTTCCTTTAAACTTAGCTAAGAAAGCAGGACTTGTATATTTAGTACCATCGAAATAAAATATAGCATCCATAGCTTGTAAATTAACAAGAGGACTAAATAATCCATTATGTTTAGTAGAGCCATAATCATAAGTACTAGTTAATATTTTAAAGTCTTGTGCCTGTAATCCCCAAAATAGTGAATTCATTGTAACTACTTTAGTACAATGATTAAACATATTTCTTCTAGGACTATCTAGTAAATCCCATTTAACATTCTTAGCACTAGCAAAACAACTATCAAGAGTAGTTACATTATCGCACTTATATAAAAAATAATAAACATCATATATACTACAATTAGTAGCATTGAACATAGAAGTACAATTAGTAGTGCCAATACTAAAGTTAGTAGATAAATTAATATGATTTCTCCAATCAACAGAACCTTGTTCAGTATTAGTATTTGGACCAAACCATTCACCATTATAATCAGGGGTAATACCTTCTACCTTTTCTTTGGGTTCATGAATATAGAACTTAGAACATTGATTGAATACACTATTACCATTAAGACTAATATGTCCAAATACTCTCTTTAAGTTAGAACAACCAACAAAGAATGCAGAACCTACATTGAAAGGATGTTCCTTATTATTATTAAACTTAAAGTAATGTACGCCTTTGGCGTTTTGAACACTAAATTGTAAGTCGATTAATTGACTAACATCAAATATCTTATTACCGTTATAAGTAGGAATTGCAGCATTACCATATTGTATAGCTTCAACTTGACTATTAGTTATATTCAATGTCCTAAGTTTAGAAAGTTCAGATGCGGCTTGAATATCGTTAGCTGTATTAGTATTAGACATATTAAGTGTCTTAATATTAGGAGCACCTACAATATAAACAATAAGATTTCTGTTTGTACATAACGATATATTAATTGTTTCGACATTATTACAATTAGATACATTGAATGTAGTTAAGTTACCATTATTTGTACATATAATAGACTTTAAGTTAGGACACGAAGTAATCTTAATAGTATGTAAGTCTCCTAGATTACTAAGATTTAATTCAGTAATCTTATCACAAGAATCAACAGTGACTGTTTTTAATCTCTTACAACCGGAGAAATCTAATGATTCCAAGAACGGTTGATTAACAAGACTAATACCTTCAACTGTTGAATTAGTAACATTCAAAGATGAAAGAGAAGCATTAGGTAAAGATACAGAAGTTACAACAGAACTAGATATATTCAAGTCTTTCAACTTAGTATACTTTTCTATATTAACTGTAAATGTACCTTGTCCAGCATTACCGCTCCAAAACTTAGTATTACTTAAATCAATATGTCGAACATCAGAAAAGTCTTCATCATTGACAAATATTGTTTCAAATGAAATAGGAGAATCACTAAGTGTATCAACAGATGATAAGTTTAGTTTAGAGAAACTAGGAAGTTTCATACTAGACATGAATCTTTGGAATCTCATTCCACCTAATCCTTCTATATCGCTAATTTGAGAAGTATTATTGATAGTAACTTGTGTATTGAAAGAACTAATAGGAGATAATCTAATTTCAGTAGGTTTGCCTTCTTCTAAGAAATATCTAGTATCAGTAGTATTACCAATGTTAACTACAAATATAGCTGGACAATTAGAAGTAACAACTAGTCTAGGATTAGTAGCTTCTGCACCGCCTGCCGAAAACGTTCCTTTATTATTATAAGGTTGAATATTTGCAGCATTACTGTATTTAAACACTCCGTCAAAGAACCAAACGCGTTTCTTTAACCAGTCACGAACATATTCAACACGAGTACCATGTAAGAACTCTATATTAGCATAAGATGCTTCACCACCAGCTTCACCAACGTAAGCTGTAAGATATTTAACATTATAGTCATAATTAAATAATAACTCGCCACAATTTACTGTTTGAGCTGCAAAATAATTATTCACATAGTTATTAATATCTTTGCATATATTATCGTTATTTCTCCATAAGTCCCAAAGTCCTTCAAGAGAATTATCATATACACCAGTATTGGCAAATACAGTATCTCTTAGTACATCCCACATACGAGAACTATAAGTATCATATCCACCGTCAGCAGCGTTCTTAGTAATAACTAATGAATTAACGTTGTTCTTATCATTATTACTAAACTTATCCAACCAAGCGGTTTTAGCAACAGATTCGAGAGCAACATTATCAAGTCCATTAGCCGTATCCATGTCATAGAATCTAATAAACCATTTCTTACTTCCATTAATATCGTAACATACGATAGTCATATTCTTACCAAGAGAATCGACAAGTCCATATTTTACACATACTAACAAATAAGAGAAAGCATTTCTTATTGAGAACTTAGTATCAAGTTCAGCAGCAAGAGTAGACCAACTAGATTGTGCAGGATATTCGCCTTCGGTTTCTTCATATCCTCCTACTGATTCATTCCAAATATACTTCTTAACTGTCGAAGTAGTCATTTGAGCAAAGATACTAAATAATTCTTGTAGTGCTCTCCAAACATTATCATCAGTAACAGGAGCACTTGGTTCTAACCAGTTACCACCGTTATATTTAAACTCACCCACATGCTTTATAATAGATAAGTCATCTTGCATAAACAAAGCTAACGGTAATGTTTTATCACCGTCTACAATTATATTTGCATTTTCACCGAACTCATAAGAATAAACCTTACGTTGGTCTATGTTTCCAAACATCTCGTCTTGAGCATAAGTATGATAAGAAGTAACAAAAGCAGGTAACTTATTATCTACATATTCTCCGGCTGCGTTCTTTATCTTAGTAGTAAAGTCTTTCATAAACCGGAAACCCATATTATAATAAGCTCCACGACCTAAGTTAAAACTATATATACCAAGCATAGTTTGAGTTTCTTCACCGTCAAACTGAATAAGTAATATAATAGGGAATCCTTCAAGTGTTTGCTTAATAGTTACCTTATCATTAACTGTCTTATCACGAGTATCTACTGGACGATGAGCTTCTAGTTCTTCCATAGGTGGAGTTTTCTCGAATAAGAAATCCGAGTTATCATTAATCCATTTACCAATAGAAGCATTGTTAGCATGAGCACTATCTACAACATCGGCTTTAAGAGTGAACTGTCTTTCGGGAAACCAAGTCTCTTTAGGTTGGAATAACTCATAATCAAGATTATTTCCGTCATCAGCTTTTAGCATCTTATCAAATCTTATTTCTAAGTTCTTAATAAGGTTGTTCATAGTAGAAGTACCTTGTTTAGAGACGGCAACATCAGTAGTATATTCAGAACTTGATTTACCGGAAGTTGGACTAAAGTAACTCATAGTACAACCAATATACCAGTTATTATTCTGTCCACCTATTTCCTCAAATACAGCACGAGTAAAACCAGTATTAGCACAGTTAATCAACATAATATCTACTGGAAGTACTTTAGTAGTATCGGAGATAAGACTATTAAAGTTAACGTTAGCATAAGTCTGATTAATATCGTCCCAAAGTGTTGAGTTTGGTTCAGAATCAGAAGTAGAGAAGAAGTTTCTTAACTTCATTCTGTTGTATTCTGTAAAATCTACACTACCGTCAGCTAATAGAGTTGCTCTAGCTTTTGAGTTCATCGCATTGATAACAATCTGTTTATCATTTGCAGGAACACGGAACAACTTAATATCATAGAAGTTAACATCAGCAAAATTCTGAATTTGTCCAGCGTTACTAATATCACAGCCTAGATATATCTTTGAACTAGTTCTCCAAGTAAAGTCATTCTTTATTTCACGAGCTGTACTAAGAATACCATTAATAAAGATAGTAACAACCATCTTTCCTGGATTCTTATTAACTATAAAATCAACAGTATTAATAACACCTTGTTGTATCTTACAACTCATAGTCTCTTTAATATTACCGTCAGTATAAGACCAAGTAATATCTTCAAGACCTATCTTAATACCTTCCGAGAATTGCTCATCTGTATTGTAATCCCCTATAAAGAATACTGTTCTATCTGAGAAAGGATGTCTATCTGACTTGAATGTACACGATATAGCAAAGCCTTGTCTTGACCAGTTATTAAGAGTAGTAGTATCATCTTTAAATGGTTGTACATCAATTATTCCATAAGCCTCCCCTGATATACGTAACATTGATTGTCCGTTCTTTGTTAAGAAGCCTGAAAGAACTCCATTAGTATTATATACATTTAGTTCAGTTATAGCACCACTAGGTTCAATAGCACCAGGAACTGTAAATGAAGGTTCGTTACTTGTCCAAACTTTAGTAGTAGATACTTGTGGAAAGCTTTCTTGACGAATATGCCAACTAGCATATCTACCATTATTAGGATTTTGGTCAGCAATAAGTGCTTGAGAACTAGATACAACTTCACAAGCTAAAACAGTATCAGTAATAGGGTTACCTTTTTCAGACCAACAACGAAGAGTTATATCCCAATTACCTAATACTTCTCCTTCAGTTGGAATAGCATAACTAAATACTTGTTGTTTACCACGCTGCACATATTGGTTATCATTATAGTTTCCTTCATCAAAGTAACCTATATCTTTAACAATACCATTATGTTCTATTCTAACAGCATAATAGATAAGACTTACTCCTGCAAGATACGGAATGAATGCAAATGATATATTACCACTTTGAGGGAACTTAGTTCTTTCAACTCCTGAATCTACTTCTGCCTTACTAGTAATACCTTCTACAAGTACTACTAGATTTACACCATCTTCAACTACTACACGATTAGTTACTTTATCTGATTGAACAGTCTGTCCATTCATTGAAGTAAACGCTTGTGCCTGTATAGCATAAGAACTACCAGCAATAATACTTCCTAAATCCCATAAGTTAACATTGACTTGTCTAGGAGCAGTAGAAGTAGTTTTACCTAATTCAATAGTTTTACTAGCACCATTAGTTACATTAGTAACTACAAGATTAACATCTGAACCAATAATCTTACTAGTAATACTATAAGTAAAGAAGTAATCAACACCAACAGTTGCAGTATTTCCTGATACAGAACTAGCAAGTTTAATACTTGCTTCTACTATATTTAATAGATATGATTCAGCAGAGAATCCGTCTGTATCATTGGCTGTAATTACAACAGAGTGATTACTATTAGAAGAGAATCTGTCTAACTGCGGAATATTAAGAGTTCCAGGAGTATTAGTCCATGCTTCTTTACCTTCGATAATTTTATTACCGTCAAGAGTAACAGTAATAAAATATCGCTTATTATTCTTAGAAGAAGTAATAAGATATTCCAGTTTAATATTAGTAGTTACAGTAGAATAAAGATAATTAATATTACCTTCTTTTACTATATTAGCATTAGTAAGTGTTATTTTATCTCCGGTAGCTCCTCCGCCATCGCCACTTCCACCACCACCATGCTCGGCAAGCCAAGCAATATAACCACCATGTTTCTTCAATGCTTCATCGTGGCGAACAAGAACATCATTAAGACTTTCCGTAGTCTTACCTTCTTCTGCAAGGTCAGGGTCAATAAGACGAGGGTCATCGACCACAATTCCAGTAGCTTTACCTGAAGACGATATATCCCAAGTTCTAGTATCAGGATTATATCTTTTAATATCATCTGCCATAATTATTCAATATTATAATTTGGAAATTTAATATTTATAATATCATTACCATTATTAGTTTCACCATTACCACCAACAACACTGTAATTAGGATTAAGACCTTCTATGTTAACATTGTATTTACCTAAATTATTAAATACATTAGATAACTTTTTGACAGTAATCGTTGCTTGATAATAATAAGTAGAATCATCAACCTCACCTTTATTAAGGAAATACTTAATATAAAAAGGATAACGTTGACCTGCATTTACTTTAGCTTTAACGTCTGTCTTACTATTAATAGTAATACTAGCTGGAAAGAAATACCTTAACCACGGAATATTAGGACTAGGTAGTTCTTTATTACTAGTATGTTTATATCCCGTAGCTTGACACATTAAATATATAGGAGCTGTAATTTCCTCAACTAGTTGAAACGTACATAAATGTTTAAGCATATCAAAGTTCGCATTATTCTCCCAAGATTTAGGGAAAGATTGCCCTTGTAAAGCTCCTTCGGCTGTTTCGGTATATAATTCATCCGAATTAAAATCTTTCTTTAGAACGTCCGCAGTGACCTGTATGATAGGCTTCATAGAGCTGTTTTCGTTCTCTAAAATGGGATAGCTGCAACTGTACGTATGTTTGTGTCCGCCAAGACATAAACGGTAATTATGGGTCTGTAAGAACTTTGAGAACCAATAGGCATTAACTTTAGTTGTATTAAAGTTCAAACGACTACCGCTTCGTTCTACGCTGGTATCTTCTTTACCGTCCCAATAGAATGAATTAATAAGATTTTGAGTAATAATAGTAAAAGGCATTTCATGACAATAAGCTATCTTAGCTTTAGCATTAGTTGCATTAGCATCATCTCTTTCACACCATTGTCTTATTAAGTCATACATTATACCAGTAGTGGTAAGTCCGTAAACGTCTCTTTCAGTATTAGCACTTATCTCACTATTAACACATAAGAAATGAGTATGACCAACATCGAATGAGTATAATGATTCAACGAATATTTCCTTTCCTTCAACAGTAAATACAGGAGGATTTTCTTCATCCATTTCATAACAATAGAAAAAACGAATGTTAGTAGCATTGATTTTAGAATCATCTCCACCGTCACCAAGAACATAGACATTAGCAGGAGTAAGGTCATTGTTACCAACAGTAACCATTTCTGCAATATCATATAAAGATGCTCTACCAACTTCGTAATCTAACCATTCATTAATACGATTACCATTCTGTGTCATATCACCAGTATTAATCATAAAGTAGCACATAGATATGTTACTAGTTTCATATCTATTAAAGTCCTTCTTTATTTGGTCAGCGGCTATTCTCCACACATTATATTCATCCCAATTAAAGCCTTGTTGGTCGGAAGTCTGAACAAAGTTAAGAGCATCATTTTCCATATTTTCACTCATAACTACAAACCTGCGAACATCGCTCCTATAAGTTTCGTCTCTACCTACGTAATATTCATAATAGACATTCTTGTCTCTTGTATGAGTATTATATTGTTCTCCTAGATGAGTAAGTATTACCTTATGAGTAGTAAACGGAGTACCGTCAGTAGTTATAGCTCTAATACGATTATAGTATTTACGAACACCAGTTTCATTCTTAAACGATTCCACTTTAGTCCATTCAGTATAACTATTATCACTACGGTATGCACGATACCATAAGTATTCATCATAGTAACCTACGGAAACCCAATTAAAACATCTACTAGCATCATCATTAGGCTCATTACTTTCATTAATAGTATAACAAGCCTTGCGTCCTAAAGTCATAGTGACTTTATTAGGTTTGGTACTATCTAATAAAGTCTTATTAAAGAATATATTCTTATTCTCAAAACTAGCTTTAGGAGTATAAGATTCTACTCTAGGAATAACATCAGCTTCTAGGTTAACAAAGTACATATCATTAGCATTATTTCTAGCACTAAGAGCTTTAGTAGCTTGCTTAACATTATCCATACTATAATACTTAGTAAACAAATACTTACTACTAAGATAACCATAAGCAGTATTTTCAGCAGCATCAACTTTATCAGCATCACCAGCATTAGGTATTTGTAGTCCAACCAAATCAATATAACCTTTAGATACCTTTATGAGGGAAGTCGTGTTATTATAAGGATTTGCAACTGAACTAGGTTCTGTTCCCCAAGTCAAGAAGAACTTAGCTTTCTTATTATCAAACTTAATAGGATTACCGTCACTAGCTATCCATTCCATATCATAGTTCTCAACTTTAATACGAGTAGTATTAATATTCATTACTGAACATTGAGCGCCTCTAATTAAGAATGTTGAACCAGCTTTGATATTCCCCCATAAAGGAAGTGTTTCCCAATCTCCCCCTTCTGTACCATACTGCAACGATAATCCCTTTAGAGATATATCTTTACCTGTAAGATTACTAAGTTCAACGAAGTTATGAGAGCACAGATTATAACTATATTCATCACTTGTAATACCACCACAATATAATGAATTGATATATAGCTTTTGTAGATATAATGTAGTTACATATATCCAACCAGTTTCAGGGTCTTCTTGTCCACCAGTAGGTTCAGCTTGAGCTGTATCTAGTTCTTTCTTATATACTATTAATTGCCCATTGTTATTTACCTTAACTCGATATATTTGTCCGTTCGGTGCAACAAATCCAATACTATCTAATTTGTCTAAAGCATCATAATCTATACTACCTCCACCTCCTGAACTAGTACCAGTAAGATTAACAGGTTCTCCATTAATCTTAGTATATAGACGTTTTACATCAGTAGCAATTAGAAGTTCGTAGTCTACGAAATCTTTAAAGTTATCTTGAATTTCTTTAAGTGTTCCGTAGTGTCCACGAACTGCTTTAGTATTTGGTTCATATTGGTCAGTTTCAGGTTCAAAGCTTTCACCAACAGCAGCAACTCTAATTGCTAATTGTCCTGTATTAGGGTCAATAGGAGTATATTCTTTTAATACAGACTTAGTAAAAGTATTACTAACATGACCGGGATTTATAATTAAATCTCTCTGATGAACAATAGTATCAAGATACTTTTGTATCACTTGAATAGATTGAATTATAGGAGCTAGCTTTTCATCTTCTTCAAGAGCTGCCCCTAATCCAGAAGTATCTACCCAAAGAGAATTTGTATTAACAGGAGGATTGTCTTGTATATAAACAGTTTGAACTGGTTTATCTTCACCACCTTGTTGCTTAACTACAAGATTCTTGTTTTCAATACCTCCATTAAACCAATACTCATTAATAATATTATTTTGTTTAATACCTACTGTAAGACCTACTGAACGTAATTCAGGAGGCAATTCTTTCAGAGCTTCTGCAATACTATTATAAGGTCCATACTTAGCATCAACATCAGGTAGAGGATTATAATTATCATCTACACTATTGTTAACAAGAGGCTGACCTATACTTATTCCTTTTCTCATATTATTTATTTCTACAAGTTATACGAATATCATCATCAAATACAGAAGGAGAATATAAGAAGAACACTTTATAACGTATATCGTCAACAATACCACCAGGATTCTTAGTCTTATAAGCACCGTCTGAACCGTCCCAAAGAGTAGTAACAAGAGTAGTACCATATTCAGCTTTAACAAGCGTCATAAGTGTATCAGGTATAAGAAGATAATGAATCTTCTTTTCTTGATGAATAATAAATGTATTATTCTTATCTCCTGTAATAGTTCTAGGAGTGTTACCTTCAATAGCCATGATATCATTAATAGACATTTTATCAAATACTTGTGGAGCAATATCCGTATGTCCATAATACATAACATTCATTTTAGGAATAGACTTACATTCGACAATAAAGTCATTAGAATAATATGTTTCACCGTCTTCTCCTTCTACACTAGCTCTAAATATATAAACTTGTCCTACTTGAGCATTAAGTGTTAATTCATTAAACTTAGCCGGACTATCAATAGATAATCCTGAAGCTATAATATTTTCTCTTTCGTTAATAACTTGATATATAGTAAGAGTATCTTTAGTTACATATTCTTTATTAGCGATAACAAATGTAGCTTCATTATATTTTATCTGTTGAGTACCAGTAATTGACATAGGAATATTAAGTTCAAATGTCATAAATACAGGCTTCTCATCAGTAGTATATTCATCACAACCGAATTGTAGAGAACTATTAATGTAATTAATAAGTAAATCTGCTTGTTTCCAATACCCTAGAGTATAAGCTGCACAAGCAGATTGAAACATATTCCAACAGTTAATGACTTGACGATTGATACCTTTACAAGTAGAAGTACAATCTTTAATCATATCTACTCCTAAGTCACTTAACTTAATAAGTAGTTTTTTATAAACACAATTATACTTACTTGGAACATCAAGATAAGTATACATTCCATCTTCGTTCTTTCTCATTGCATTACTATTAATTCGTTATACATTGCAATTAGATTTTGTTGTTGTTTCTCACTAAGTTTAGATTCTACATTTTGCATGTGACTAAGAATAGTCATAGCATTATATCTACATATGTCTTCATTAGTAAGAACGAATCCAATGGTAGAGAGGTGTACAACTTGTACACCTCTATCAACCAATTTGCTATTTACATTATCGAAGTTTATGTCCATTACTTTAATGTATTATTCGTTATATAAGTTATATAAGACTGAAACTTCAAGTTTATTTTATTGTTAAAACTAGATATTTTATCTTCTTTACTAAGATTGTTATTAAATACTATCTCTATTATAGACTTCTCCACTGACGACATCCAATCCTTTTTCATATTATCACTAACCTTTACTCCATTAATCTTATATAAAGCTAAGCTAGAGAATACAGTATAAAATTCAGCATTAACTATATTATGGATATTAGCTAGTATATTATCTTTGTTAGTTTGAACGTGGTTGTTAATAACAGTATTAGTAACGAACGTTGTCAATCTCATTGCCGAAGCGAACATAGAATCTTCTATTGCAGTCTTACATTTGTCCTTATCTTTATCTATGATATTCTTTGTAATATCAGTAATAAACGTTGAGACTTGTAATAATGATTTAGATACTTCATCAAGAGTATCACTAATAGAACTAACAAACTTTTCGCTTTCAGTCTTTTTCTTATTATCCAACCATTTGTATAATAGTAGGAAAATAGAAATTGTTATCAGGGAACTTAATCCTTGATTAAGAGCAGATTCGATAATTTCCTCCATCCCTATCTATGATTAAAGGGATTACTACTAATATTAAATACTAATAGCAACCCCTTTATTTAAACTATTACGAGTTATTCTTTAAGCCTTGCTTTAAGCTCCTGCCACAGCCGGAGCATTGATAGAAGCCAAGATTGTGTCAAGAGTAGCAATTTGTGCAGCTCCTGTCGGAATAGCTAGATGAATTATAGTCTTAACATTTTCGGTGCTACCACTACGAAGGTCACGGTGTGGATAGAAGGTCAGAGTATATACTGTCCAACCATCAGCATTAGAAAACTCTGGAAGAGTATATAACTTACGAGCATCGTTACTAGTAGAGTTAATACCTTCTGCACCAATACAACGAATTTGTAACTCTTTAAGAGCAGCATCATCATTAATCGGTTTCATAGCTTTAGTAGTAGTAATAGTAGCTCCGAACATTGAATCGCCTGCAATCAAGTTCCATGCTTCATAGTCAATACCAGTTACAGTAATCTTAGCAGCAGAAACAGTAGCAGTGAATCCTTCATTTTTACCAAGAGATTTAAGTTGGTTACCTAATTTCTTAGCAATAATAACGGCAGTATCGCCTTCACGAGCACGCTCACTAGCTGACCACTTATAACGTTCATTAAGAACAGTATGAGCTTTAGCCATAGTTAACGTATAGTCCTTTCCTACTACGGGGGTAGGAACAGTAACTTCCGCACTGAATTTAGTTCCGACAGTATAGACACTCTTAACATAAGAGAAATGTCTAGTATCAATATTAGATACAATATTGGCATACTTGCTCTTATTAGCAAATGCTCCACCACCAACAAATAAGGTAAACATCGGAACGTTCTTAGTAAGAGCTTTCGAGATGATTGCACCTTCATGGTCGTAAAGAGCAACAGCACCTTCTGCAATACCAGTAGCATTAACAGTTGCAAGAGTAGCGGGAGTAGTAGCCAGTGCAACATCACCTGCAAATAACAGTCTTTCCATTTTATTCTAATTTAGATAATTCGTTTGAAACTTTCTCATAACTATTATTATTAGAGATAGCATTAAAGGTATTAACAGCCCTCTTAATAACTTCGTGCATAGCAACATCTGATAGTTCATTCGTAGTATTAGTTGCAATACTAATTAGAGTAGGATACTTAATATAATTAACTAAGAACCTATCTATTTCAAATGTTGCAATTACTTCAATATTAGATTCAGTCTTATAACATATAGGACTTATAACAACAGACTTTGAATGATAATCGTTCATCGTTTCACTCACTAAGTCTAAGTCTATCAATCTACAACGATAAGACTTATCCCCCTTAAAGGAGTAAACAGATGTATAGAACATGGGTGTTGGATAGTCGTTCAACTCTATCTTATAACCAGTACCAAACATTATATCTCCTTGTTCAGCTTCTAGTTTAATACTAGTATGAAGGCTACTAAGTTCTGTTAATCTTATAACATTATCAGAGATACCATCGAGTTCACGATTACCCTTACGAGAGAAAACGTCTTTGACATATTCGATAGCCTCTAAATTAATTAGTCGGTCTAACTCTTCAGGAAGTATAGCTCGGACACTTTTCATACCCATTTGTTGGGCTAAAAGCATGAACTCGTTATGTATCTCTTCTACTTTCATAATAACCAGTTATTATAATTTAAGTTTAGTTTCAAGTGCTTTTTTGTAGTCAGCATTTTCAGGATTACTGAAATAAGCTAATGCTTCTTTCATGTTAGCTCCAATGAATCCGCCTTCAGGAGTTAAAACAGTTTGGTTAACTTCCGAACGAACTAATTCTCCTCTAGCGATAGCTTCTTCAATAAACGCTTGAAGTTCAACTTGTGAATTGTTAAACAGTTTGTTGAATTTCTCCGGCTCTTTAATTGCGAACTCATCAAGAATCTTTTCTTGAATTGTACGGTCAAGTAACAAGTTAGACAATACATCTTGTTTGTTGCTTGCACAGTAGCATACAAAGATAGCTTTGAACTTAACATCATTATCAATAGCATCAAGATAATTACGTCTTGCTTTGTTAGCCTGAATACGACTACGTTTCAAACGATTAGCTTCACGTTGTTCATCTTTTATGTAGAACTTGATTCGAGAATCAAAACTAATAACAGATACGTCTTTAGCTACAATCGGATATAATAAGCAATGGCGATATGCAAGATAATCATCTACTTTAATAGGATGTCCATATTTATAACGAGTAGATTCAAGAGCATTAATCTTATTGACATATCTAGCAATAGCATCTTTCAACTGTTTAGGATTAGACTTTTCGGCATTATCATATTCTTCTATGATAGCTGTTTCATCTATTTTATAATTCAGATAATCTCTTTTCTTTCTCCATTGGAACGAACAGTTGAGTTTCTTTCCGTCACCGTCAACTGGAATAGATATACTATTAAACCAACGTTGAACTCTAGTAACATACTCTTGTGCGTTAGGAGAACAGCCAATAAGAGAAGGCATATAAGCTGCCATTTCTTCATAGTTGCTAGTCAAGACTCTAGCTGAATTAATACTACCACCAATACTATCATGACGTTCAGCAATGTATCTAGCATTAACTTGACGATAAACAGAATTAATAGTAATATCAGTAGCAAGAGCTATTACAATATATCTTTCTTCAAGAAAGTCTTTGTATAAACCATCTTCTTCTTTAAGAATTTGTTCATAGGTTTGTTTAGGAGCTTCAGGAGTTTTAGTCTGCGGAATACTTGCAGACTGTGGATTTGGATTAGCTAGACTACTACCGAATGTACCGGTTTTTGGCGTTTGTCCTTCCATTATAATTTAGTTTAATTGTTTAACTTTAGAGTACACACTCCAACATGAACATCTTCTCTTGTCTGTCAACTTGCAGACCACGAGACATCTTAACTTCATATTGAGATTTATCAATATCCGTAGATATAGAATTGCTAGGAACAGAACCCCAAGACGGTGGAATAGGAGTAAGACCTTTCAATACACCAACAAGATAAGACTGACCTTTCATACGTACCATACGAACATTACGATTTCCGTTATATACAGAATTGTCAATGAACATCAGTTTGTGAGATGTCATAGGCAAGCCAGTACGAGGATGAATAAGACCATTAGCTTTTGCTGTTTCAGCAATAGGTGATTTATCCAAGAATGGAAGATGAACACAAGTAACTGTATGTCCGTCAATAGTCTTATATTTACGGAAGTATTTACCATAAGTAAGACCACCACCTTCTTCACCAATCATCTTTTCTCCAAGTGGAGTAATGAATCCTTCTGACTTAACATCTTCACGAATAGCCATATCGAAATCTTCGATACCACCTTTACCTGCATATAGAGTAATCTCCATAGAACCAGTATCGGTATCTTTATCAACTACATCACCAATAGTTCTTTTTAACTTGCTAAGAGGTAAGTATTCACCATAAGTATCGTAGTTAGATTCTTCTAGGATTTCAAACATTCCGGCAGTTTCAGGAATAGGTTGGTCATTATCCCAATCCTTCATATCAATAGTACCATTAACAGTACGATTGTAACGAGATGTCCATAAGTCAATCTCATTAGAGATACGCATCTGAACATCGAACTGACGCATTTCTTCATTAATCCAACGAGTATCAGTACCACCGTCTTTTGTCTTGAAAGCATAACTAACAATAACATTACTAATGTTACCTGCAATTTCCTTGCTATAACGTTTGAATCCTAACTGAGATTTCATAACACCAGGACCCATAACATTAGTTTTGTTACCCTTAGAATAAGATTCAGGAATAGACGGAGCTAACATACACCAATACTTACCTTTCTCAAAGTTAGCTGGGTCAATATAAGCACTCTTATCTGGATTCTTTAGCTGCAAAGAATACAGATGTCCACCATGATTACCTGCACCGTGGTCACGCATTACACGAACAGTTGTCTTACCATCAGGAGCAAGCAAACCATACTGTTCAATAATAAGACCAGTAGCAAACTCGACTTTAATAGGTTTACCACCAATACCAGGAGTAGTATCATTAGTGTCAGCCCAAACAATGTAATCATTGAATCTTTGACGACCCATTGTCTTCCAAGTCCACTCAACAGTAGTAATGTCACGAACACCAGCAGCACCTTGTCCTTCAGTAAGGAAAGTTAGCGGGAATCGGTCATCTTCCATACCATAAGTGTAAGTTAGGAAGTTGTTGATTTCCTCCGGTTTTTGAATCATTAAGGCAGCAAGAGATTGTTCATTAGAATAACCTCTGTCATCATATCTACCTCTTTCGACTTCTCTTAATCTGTACATATTAGTTTTAATTTAGTTAGTTCAAGACTAGTTGGTCATTATCAACTGTCTTAGAATTATTACCTTTACTATTGATAATAACAGTCCTTTTACCAGTAGTTTGCGCTGCGGCAGTTCTAATAGATAGAACTTTTTGTTTATTAACAGCCATACCAACAAGACTAGCATAATCGCCACCAGTAAACCTTAGAAATGCTTTAAGTAAATCATCCTGCATACGAGCATCAGAATCAACTTTAGCTTCGTCTAACATATAGGCTGTATTACCTTCACTATCAACAGGAGTAGACACATACTTCAAGAAGTCTTTGCGACTAAGCATTACTTTCTTTCCGTCTTTGTTACATTGGATTTGTTCAGGAATACTATAACCTAATAGTTCGCCTTTGCTAATAGTCTTTTCTACATTATCCCAATATGCTTTTTCTTCAGCAGCAGCAGCAGCTTCTTTAGCTTCTACTTGTGCTTTCTGTTCAGCAAGTCGAGATTCATATATGCTATCAACAGCTTCTTTAGATTCAACAGCAGTATCATAAAGAATACCAGCGTTCTTACAATAGTCAATAAATTTGTTTACGTCTCCTTTCTTACCGCTAAGTTTCCATTCTTCACGAATAAAAGCAGCTTGTTGTTCTTCGTTATCTTTACTAACAGTAATCTGACTTCTATCAGGTATTTCTACGAAGTCGTCAAGACTACCATTGAGTTTAAGATGATTAATAACTTGTTCTACTTGAGGATAAGTTTCAAATAAGTTATTAATAGCAACAGCTTGAGCTTCCTTAACTCTACTCTGAACTACTGTTTCAACATAAGCAGCAATGCCTTCTTCATTGTCATCGAATACGATAGGATTACCGTTTTCATCTTTAAAGTCAGAACCGAAACGAGTTTGTAATTGGTTAAGAACACTTGGTTCAGAACCATTTTGAGCGATAAGTTCAGCAAGTTCAGTAGCAGTACGGAATAAAGTTCCGTCAGCAGCAATAGCATTACCTTCAGAATCAATAGTATAATCTACACCGTCTACATTAATAGTATCACCTTCTGATAACTTAACTTCCCCCATAGAGGAGTCTTGTTGCTGATTATCCCCTTGACCTTGCTGACCTTGCTGACCTTGATTTCCAGTATTACCATTACCGTTATCAGTATCAATATTAGTATCAGTATCAGGATTACCATTACCATTACCATTACCTTGTTGACCTTGTTGACCTTGTTGTCCAGCACCTTGTTGTCCCTGTCCGGTAGTATTACCGTTATTACCAGAGCCAGCACCTTGACCTGCACCACCAACAGTAGATATATCATCTATTTTGGTAGTACTTAAATCGAGAAAATTATTATTATTATTAAAAGTTGGCATAATAAATATGTTTTAATTATTACTTTCAAGTCAAATGTAGTTTAATAATATGAGAAACACAACTCTTGCTAGTTTGAATACCTTGTTATTAGGTTTAGAAAAGCTCGTATTTGAATTTAAGTAATATAAGAGTTGAATAATATCGGCTAAAACGAACGTTCAATACAGGGCAAAATAATAAGCCATTTTAAGGCTTGCTACGGCATTTTAATGCTTTCTAATACAGTTCATCTCTTTAAGGGGGAAAATGCAATAGAGACAAAAGAAATGCGGTCTACGTCAATCTTACGGGTACGAAAAACCCTACGGAAGCATCCGTAGGGCACGTCTGAATCATAGAGAAAGGTATATAGCTAATTATAACTTAGTGTTCACTTCTTACTAGAACTACTACTAGACTTTGGTTTATCATATTTGTTCTTATTCTCTTTAGCTATCTTTAGTTGATTATCTCTATCTAATGCAGCATTAATCATATCCAAGTCTTTAGCTCGTTTCTTCTCATTTAGTTCAGCTTGTTTTAAAGATAGTTCGGCAGAGTTATCTTGTGGTACAGTTTGTGAAGGTTGATTAGCTAAAGCAGCCATTGCAGCTTCTGTATCCATTCCTTTAGCAAGAAGGTCATAATAACCTTTTATTTCGGCAAGTCTAGCATCTTGTTCACCTTTTGCAGCTATCTGTTCAAGAGCAGCTTTATTCTTAGCATCTTCTAACTGTTGGTCTAGTTGACGAAGAGATTCTTCGTTTTTCTGACGAATTTCTTGATAACGATTAATAGCTAGTTTAAGACTAGATATATTCCCTGAAGTAATAGCTGCGACAGCTGACATTAAATCTCCATTCTGACTAGCATTGAAAGCCCACTCTTTGAGTTGCTCGAACTTCTCTGTTTCTCTATCAGAGTTCTTAGCTTTAATCACATACTGTCCGAGAGTATGATTCTCTACATTAAGAGAAATATATTGCTTTCTATCTGACTTATCATAATAAGAAGTATCTAACCCGTCAATCCAAGCTAGCTTAGAATTATTTAAGTCTACGATATATTCATCTTCACGAAACTTATCAAACATATAATTGATAATAACAGTTCCCATTGAACCACGAATAATTGCTTCTTCCGTAGTACCTTTACCAGCACTAGTAGCTATTTGTCCATAACGTTGTGGTGTCATATCTACCATTTCACGTGCACTGGCTTTAATAGATTCAATAAGATTAGATATTTCAGTAATATAACCAGAGATATTAGCATCGAGCATTTTAATAGATTGCGCTTTAGTGCTATTAATATCTTCTGCATCATCGTATGGAAATATACCTTCAGCAGCTATATTATATATAGCTTCTTCCGCATCTTCTCCAAATAGAGACTTAGCTGCAACAAGAATAAACATCTTATTTTTAGCTATCATCATTTCTCTATGATAAGAGAATATATTGATTAGTATTTGGAAAGGAGTAAGTATCTCTACAATGGAGAACTTTCCCATTTGAGGAAGAACTTCTTGAAGTCCACAATATTGTAATCTAGCATCATCGTCTATTTGGAAAGGAATAGGTTTAGCACCACCTGGATATATACCGAAACGTTGTCCTCCAATACGATAACCTTCATATATCTGCGGTTTATATACAACAGATATTTCAATATGACCTAGTTCAGGATTAAATTCAAAGTCATCAGGAACAATCATTTCATCAACTAAACCTACTTCGTTAATATACTTTAGTATCTTAACTTGCGCATATCCTCTCCAATTAACATGCCATACTTCTAACAATTCTCCGTTCTTTAATCTTAAATCATAACCTTCTGACGGAAATATCTCACCAGTATTTTCTTTATAGTTCTTACACTTTTCAGGAAAATAATAAGTATAAGAATTAAGACTAAGAGTACGAGTAGCTCCAACAGTACTAGGATTATAATACTTAGTTATAAATTCTAATTGTTCCTCTGTTAATTCATCAGAGAATTGGTCTATTACCTGATTGTAACTCATTAACATTCTACGAGCTACAATATCATATTTAGATACCATTTGTTCTCCATTAGGAACAGGATACATATCAGTAGTAGGAACATATTCTTTAATTAGTTTCTTACCACGAACAGTATGGAAACTATAAACTTCCCCCGTAGTGATATAGTTGAAATACTCAACCGGAATTATTGTCTCATTGTTAAGAACGTCATCAATAACTTCTAATAGTTGTTGTGCTTGTGCACTTATCTCATCTATATAATTATCAATAAAGTTCTTTTCAAACTCTTCTGCATCACCTGCAAGTTGTGCTGGGTCAACATCTTGTGTTGGTTGTCCTTGAGCTTCTAGTTGAGCATTTTCAGCTTGTCGCTGTTGTACTCTCTTTTGAACTTCTTGTTGAAACGCTATCATAGCTCTCTTAACTATATCTTCTCGAATAGCTGCATCACGAGCCATAATAATTTCAGGATTATTAGCACCAACAATAAATTCATGCTGAGACTTAACATATTCTGATAAATAACGACGAACTACATCATTAATAATATCAAGATTTCTTAGAGTAGCAGGAAACCTCTTAAAGTTCTCCTTAGTAGCATTATAAGGATTAAGTGTCTTACGATAAAACTCGTCAGGCATTTCTCCGTGAAGTATTTCAAGAAGTTGTTCAGTCTTAGTTCTATCGTTACAAGCTAGTCCAGCAGCAATACAATAATCTATTGTTCTGCCTGCCCAATACTCATCCTTTTCAGAATTAGGGATACGCTGTTTAGGCATATCCCCAAGTCTAACATTTAGCTTTGCATCAATCATAATAATTCGCTTAGTTTAATAAGTATATTAATATACCAATCAATAGCACCCGTAGCTATTACTATAATAAGCATTAACACGAATCCTATCATTCCGCCAAGCAATGTAGCTAAAATATCTAAGAAATCAAACTTTCCTCCCGACATTTTATCTTTAAACTCCATACCAACGGCAAGACCTGCCACAAACATTATTCCTAGCAATCCACATGGAATTGCATAGAGGAAATGTTTTAACCTGTTACTTTCTGTTAACCAACTCATAATTAATAACGTTTACGATTCCAAAAATTTTCTTTTTCTGTTTGAACTCTTTGTCTATGTTCAAGTTGCTTTTTAGCAAACTTATCATTAGCGGCCCATTCAATACCTCTAACAATCATTTCTGATACACGGTCAAAGTTACCAGTATTAGACCATTTCTTTAACTCTAATACCGACTGATAATCATATATAGTATGAAGAACAAGCATGTCACGTCCGTCTTCAAACTTCCCTATGGGGGAATACAACATTTCCTTCAACATACGCAGACCGTCAAGTTTCACTGTCTCACTACTAATATCATAACCAATAGTATTAACCTTCTTACTATTAATATTAGTGTCCCAAAGATGAACAGGATGATAACCTAGATACTTAACAGCTTTCCACTTCTTAAAATTACTTACTGTTTCACCACGATTGATTTCAACATTAGTTGTACCAAGACAATTATAAGTAACTGCAAAGTAATAACATATTCTGTCTGCCTTTTCTAGTTCATCAGGACGACCATAATACACAGCACATAGTCTAGGACGATAACCATTATATATACAGGGATTCATCCATACTTTAATACTATTATGAGAATGTTTGTTAGTAAGCTCTTTCTTATCTTTATCAATACCAACAGGGTCATAACTAATACTATATATTCCCGGTGGAGTACCTTTAGTTAGCTGACCTGTCTTTTTATCTATGTATTCTACTTTAATTGGATTAAACCACTTACGAATACAACCTTCGGGGTCTTCATTAGAATGACGAGGAACATTCTTAATATAATCAAAGAAGTCTTTTCTATATACACCACCAGTTGCAGCAATACGTTCATTAGGAATAAACTCAAAGTTTTCAGAATCATATTCCACAAACTTACCGTCTATATAGAAGTTATACCTATTAGACATCTTTAGCTCTTGTTCCCATTCATCTAGTATCTCGCCACTAAATATATTCTCACTTACAGAACTAAATGATTCACTAGGCATATTAGCATATTGTCCACAATAACTAATAAACTTAGCAAATGATTTACTTTTAGCTTTTTCAATAGCACGTTCTTCTTCGGCTATCTGAAAACCTAAAGCTATATCAGAATTACCGTCATCATCAAGAGATGTAAGAGTAGCAATCTGATTATCATCACCAATCTTATAACCTTCAAGTCCCCAACAATAAGGTTTAAAATAACCACATACTTCCGGTCTACTATCTTTATCCCATACATTTTCAAATGCCATAAAGTTTCTACCTCTAGGGTCATAAAAGTTCTGTTCAAATGTAACCCAACCAGCATTAGCTTTACCAGCAGTACCCCAAGCATTAAGAAAACCAGTAGTAACAGAACCTGTCTTTAGTGTAGGTTCAGTAACATCCATAAAATCATCAAAGTTTTCAAACTCTGACATTTCCTCACACTTAATTTCTCCGGCATCTTTACCAACAGCAGCAGAAGGATTATTCTTAGTAGATACAGATATACAAGCACTATTCCAACTGTTATCATCAATAATTGCTGTACTAGGGTCTTTATAACCTAATATAAAATCACTAGCATCAATCTTAGCTATACCTCTTACAAATGGTGTATTAGATTCATAGAAGATAATCTGTTTCTTCATAAAGTCTGATAAACCACCAGACTGAACTAAGAACTTGTTATCACTGGCTGCATGAATAACAGCACGATTAGGAGTAAGATTAATAAAGTTTGCAGAACCAATAGCTTCCATATAACTAAATCCACCACGACGAGTTTTATCATTTATAAGGAATAAACCATTATCTCGACAGAACTGTTTAATCAAGAAGTACCACCATTGACAATCTATGAATCGTGGAAATCCTCTTATCTTACGTCCAGTAACTTTACCTTCTTCAACACGAAGTGTTTTAGTATCTAGTTTAAGAATACGCCCATAATTAATAAAGTTATAATGTTCACCAGTAATATAAACCTCTTCTATCTCACCAGTTCTAGTATCCATAAGACATGGAGCTTTAAAACCTACAAGTCTACGAAGAGTTTCTTGTTTACGAAAGTTAGTATAAGGCATACTATCTACTGCAAACTTAGTATAAACCCCATCTTTCTCATAAGCAATAGCAGCAGGACGAAGAAGCTCTGTATTAACAAATCTCTTATTTGGGTCAATGTTCATTAAGAATCCTCCACTTTCTCCTATTAAGAAATGGTCAAATGGGTCTTTATATCCAAAGTCAGTAGCATGTTTATACTTCTTTCCTTTATCTTCTTCCATGTAATACATGAAAAATGGATATTCAGACAATTGCATAATCTATATAATTATTTTAATAATACGACAACAAGAATAGCTAGCACACTTGTACTAGCTATAAATCCATTACGTTGTTTTTTATATCTCTTAGACTTTTTATACTCCTTATTAAGATTAGTAATAGCTTCATTACCTATTAACGTTATCCTTCTTATTTCTTCACATTGCTTAGATATAACAGAATCCTGCAAGTAGCTATCTTGAACTTTTAATTCATATAACTTCTTGTAGGATTCGTATTGGTTTTTGTACTCTTCTGAAAGTATTAACTTAGCATTGGCTATTCTTAATACTTCTTTATCTAAGCTCCGCTTCGCTCCGCTATCCCCCATAAAGGAGTGTGATTGCTGTAAACTATCTACCTTCGTCTCTAGTCTCTTGATTCTTAACTCTGACCGGTTTTGACACAAGATATATGAAGCGTTCGAGAATAGTAATACTATCAGTATCACTAATTGCTTTATCAAATTCTTTCTCATACTGATTAGTATTATTAAGAGCATTGAGAATAGAATCTATTACTAGTTGTAAACTATCTCTCTTTGTTTCTATATCCTGATATATAGTATCAGGAACGATAAGTGGGACTTCTACATATTCCTTATTTGAAACAAAATGGGTGAATACTCTAATTCCAATAAATAGTATAATTATTACTAATAGTCCTATTCCAATGCTCTTTAGTTTCATATTATCAAATCTTTTTCTTCTAATAACGTATAAGTGAATATATCTCCGTAAATAGGAATGGATAATTCAACTATGTTCATAAGTTCTCTAAAATCAGTACCTCTTGCTAGAACTTGACAACCTGCCGACCAACCGTCAACAACAACACTAGCTTCACCTGCCTTATGAATATTAATACCAAACATACCTTCTTCAATAGAAGATTCATCACAGTTCATATAAAAATCCTTGTTAGCATCACGGAATACTTTAACAGGTTTATGTTGAACTAGAGCAACATACTGTCCTTTATGATAACCTTTCTTAAAACAACCACGATATTGACCAGGAACTAGAATTGCACAACCTTTAAAATTAACAGGTTTTTCAAGACTTTTAAATCCTGGGTCAGTAGTACAAGGATAAATAGGAGTATATCTTCTACTATTACTTGTCCAATAATCAATTATAAAAGCATCGTTAAACTCATTATTATCACGTTCTTTAGCACGAACTCCAATAAGATTAAGATTATACTTTCCAGTAGAGAAATAAACATATCCTTTACTTTCCAATGTCTTTCGCCAATCAACTGTTCGACATTTATCTATTAACTTAATATTATATTTATTCATAACTTTAATTATTACACAAATAAATTCATTTGTTGTTTCTGACTTCCATTAACAGTTTGATAACGAATATTAAGCATAGTATCTATTTCAGGTTCTAGCCTAGATATTTTATACCACTTAGCTGTTTCTGTTTTACTTTCATCAATATGAAAACCGTCTTTAAATCTTTGAGGTCTACCATATTGGTTAAGTATAAATGGAACTTCAATATGACAAAGAGCTAAACCTTTACATGGTAAACCAGTAATAAGATGAACCATTTTAGCATATAAGTTTAATTGTAAACTATATGTAGTTCCATTACAATTAGGAAGACCACCAAAAGGTGGAAGAAGAACATCTTCAGGTTTATGTACCCATTCATCTGTTTCTTGAACAGGTCTAACACTCTTATCTTTCTTATAATAACCTGCCTGAAATCTAAGACCAGTACGATTAGTTTTCCAATCTAGTATAACGAATCCGTCCTCTCTTATAGGCAATATATCAATAGTACCACTAACTAAATACTTCGGAAGAAAAGCTCCTATCTCTGAATAAATCTTATAATCTCTTTCAGTATAGAACTTAAATACTTTATATATTTCTGGGTACTTGTTTTCGGTATGGTCAATAAAAGCATCAACATCAAGAAGTTTAGTATGACTATCAACAACATTTAAATCAGCAACAGTAACCATTTGTTTACTCTCTTGCTTATTAAGATATTTAATAGCATTAAAGAACTTACTATTTTGACGAATACCTTCTTCAAAGCTATTATGATAAACATTACCCATATCACAAGCCTTGTCTCTTATCTTATCCCATTGATTCTTTATATCTTTAATAGAAGTATTTTCTTCTTTAGCTTTATATTTAGCCCAATAATTAGAATCGAACTTAGGAACATAAGAATGAATAATTGTAGTAGCACTAATATAAGAATTACCACAATTATCTGTATACTTATGAGTAGGTTCATCAAAGTATAACTTCGTTTGTTTATATTCAGATTTTACAGGTATCATTTTGTACTCTCGTATTTCCCCCGTAAAGGAGCGTTGACAATTGTATCACTTACTAATCCTAGCTCTCTCTTTTGAGCCTCTACTTGAGCTTCCAAATCACTAGCATCTTTTGCAGACATAGACATAGTAACAACCTTACCACCTCTAGCTTTCTTTTGCTCTATTTCAAGAGCAGCAGCTTGTTTAGCTTCACCTAAAGCCTTAATTTGATTAGGAATGATATTAATAATACCATTTAGTTTTGTTACCAAGTCAATAACTGGTAAAGCATCTTCGGCTTGTAAACCTGAGTTAAGTTTATTAGTAAGTTGTTCACTAATAATATTTGCTGCACGAGAACTATTATGAACAGCTCTAAGAATACTTTCAAGAGCTTCTCCTGCAACACCCATTTTATCCTCATGGTATCTATCAATAAGACGAAGAATGAGAGCATCAGGATTCCAATCAGCAGGAAGACCATAATTAGTCTTTGCAGAAGCTAATGCTTCAGAACGACTATATCCCATTTGATTAGGTGGAGATTTAGGGTCGGCTACATAAAAAATAACTCCGGCTTCTTTAATATACCGAAGTTTATCCTCACTATTATCACGAAGATATAATTCTCTTACATCTTTATCCTGTATCTGATAAACGTTAGGAGCATAGGGATAACCTTGCTCATTAACACTAATCATACCACTTAAATCCAATGGGGAAATCTTCGCAATCATAACCTTCTCTATTTAACAGATTAATATAGTAATCAGAATCATTAACTGGTTTTATCTTACTAAAGAAATACATATATAGTTTATAACCACGTTCATCTTTACCAAATTGTCTAAGTTTTCGTCCAGCTAGAACTTTATTAAGTCTAATTGTACGAGATATTATAGTAGTTCTACTTTTAAATCTACGACGTTGAACAACTCTAGACAATATAAGACCTCTTTTAAACTCTTTGTATTCTTCAGGAGTAAGCTCTTGCCTTTTCTCTTTCATTAAAGCATGATGCTCCATTGCATCAAGTTTACCTTCATTCGGAAAGAATGAACCGATACGAGGAATTGTAACTCTTCCCATAGTCTTAATTCTATTGACTACTTGACTTTCAATATCATCAACAATATCATTAATAATAAGAGCATCTTGGGGAGTAACACCTAATAGAGCAATAATATCAGCTCTATCAAGCATCAATTCTTTCTTCTCTTTTAAATCAATAGAGGGCATCTATTATATTTGTAATAAGTTTGTAGCAACAATAAACTTTTGAGGTTTACCATTAGGAATAAGACCTTCAATAGTATTCTGTCCTTGAATATCAGAAAGACGAACAATCTTATAACCAACACAAACTACTGTTTCAGCAATAGTAGTAATCAATTTACCATTGTCACCTTTCTTTTCAATAGTCGCAGGACTTACCTCATTACCAAGTAAACTAATAACAGAACCAGTACTAACCTTACGGAATATCTCACCACGAGCAATACTTATATTTAAGTCTTGGTCACTACGAATAAATTCAGCAAGATTATAAGGAGTAAGTTCATTACTACGAGGATTACAATCTATACCAGTAAATACATCAGAAGGAGCAACATATAAGAAACGATTGAGCAAAGCTCTATCTCCTTCTTTAACATCATCACTATAATTAGCTTTAACTAATATAAATCGAGTATTACCAGTACCTTTTAAGTCAGGATTAATAATTTCACGAAGTTTAGCAGTCTGAATAATAGCAACAATACCAAAATGCTTGAAAGGAGTAATATTCTTAACTCTTTCAGAAACATATTGGAAATCAATTTCTGCCATGTGTTGAGGAACTAGGAAAGTCTCTCCTTTAGTTTTGTTCTCTAAGTGTAGCATAATTACTTTAATTAGATTATTAATACCATTAATTAAGTTGACTAACATTACTGACTGTAATATAACCGTCAGTCATTAATAACACAAGTATACGAATAATATCTATATCATCAATATCTAACTAGTTAAAAAACCTTTAGAATTGTATTCTCCGTATAATTTCACTTTCATTCACACTGGTTCACATTTATATACAACCTAACAATCCTAATACTAAGCTAAAACATCAACTAATTCTTACCATTCTATTTTTACAATCCTAGTACTAAATCTTCAAACTATTCGACAGAATAGGAGAAATGGCTTACACAATAAGACCCGATAATACAATTAATACCATATAATACAATTAATACCATATAATATAGATAAGTCTAATTAAAGACTTAAATACAATAGTAAGACTTAACTAGACTAATAGGACTAAGTATATCGAAGATAGACTTTGGACTACTAACAACAATAGACAATAGATAACAGAAGAATTAGACTTAAAGGACTTAGAAGAAATACTAATATTAGGTCTATTAATAATGAACTTAGGACTTATATATAATATTGTTCTTAAAGGACTTATAGGAAATGATATAAATTCCATTAGTAATGAACTTAGGAGTTCTATTTATGAATTCAAAATTATAATAGGAACTATCAGACTTAAAAGTCTATTATAAATATTATTAGTATTAGAAGTATTAGTAATGAACTTAGGAGAATTGTAAGTGCTACTCCTAGGAGAAAAATATTTTTTAGTGAGTATATTTTTATCGAGGTGAAGCTCCTACCACACAAGCCCCCTACTCTCAAACCAATTCCAATACCCCCGTCAAGACCAAATGACCTTAAACATATTGCTATTGATTATTAATTACTAAAATTATAAAGATTATGAAGATTACTAATGATGCAAATACTACCATTATTGGTAGTAATACAACTGTTGTTATACCTAACAGTGATAGTGTTACCTCTGATGTTGTTGTTGCTTGTAACAATGGTTTCAGTTATAGAATCAGCAAAGAGTGTTACGTCGCTCTTGAAGAACTGTTCAAAGAACAAATTGGTAAGATTGAATCTAATAAACCTATCATTGTTGAAGAGTAATGGTGTTCTTGGTATTATTGCTAGTAGCAGTAGTTATGACTACTGCTACTTATCTATCTATTGTTAATAGACAGAAGAGAGATTGGAGAAAGTACGGTCGTGCAGGTGAAACCTACGACAAGTTTTGTTCACGTTATTACACTAGATACGTATGAATATTAGTGATAAACTAAAAGTGGTACACTTAGCATTAAGTATGCTAGGTGTGCCAGTATTCATACATCTAAGTTACATTAAGTTGTATGATAGCCATGTGAATAGCTTTCTAATACTATTAGCAGTGTTAGTACTTATACTAGATGCTAACGATGTTGTTAAAGAAGTATTGGCTTAATCAAACCAAATGACTTTAAACATATTGCAGTTACTATCAAACCAAATGACTATAAACATATTGCCATTGTGTGTGTGGTTAGGATGCACATTGGTTGAACAGTTGCTAACCGATTTATAACATTTAATTTATTTGTATTATGGGAACAAGAGTTAATGATGCAGCTAGAAAAGCTGCTGAAGAAGCTGCTGAAGAAGCTAAAGCTAACGCTAGTAATGATGCTAGTAATGATGCTAGTAATGATGATGTACGTATCGTTGATTTGTCCGAGTATCACGGAAAGGAAGCAGATGATATTACTCGTCTGTTGCTTGACCGTCCTGATTTCGAGAATCACGATAGCTTGATGATTACTAATATCATTGATAATAGTAGTCGTTATGCAGGTGCTCTTACCATTGTTGTTAACCGTAACCTTCCACAGTTTGTGAAAGATGCTGCAAGTGGTGATTATGTCGAGTCTGTAACTCGTAATATCTTTACCACTCGTATTCAGCTATCTGCAATACTGAAAGGTCAAGGCGAACCAATGCTTGCCAATGCTGTTATGACTGCACCGTTATCAGTGTTGCACGTTATCTTCAAGAAGGCACGTATTAGCGTGCTTGGACACGTACTTGCGCAAGGTGAAGTATTCGTTAATCCGTATGCCGCTAAAATGTCTCGTGAAGAACGTGTTAATGAACACGACCGTTACGAGTATTTCCCGTACGAACTTAGTATGCGTACGTTGTCCCTTGCGGACGAAATGCTCGTAGCCGACATGTTGGCTAAATACCAACCTGATGCAGAGGGTGCTGCTTAACCAGTTACGTAGGAGAGGGAAACCTCTCCTACTAAACTAAAGTTACACCATTCGGCACGTGTTTGACAATACTCTCGACTTATGCTCGCTAACTGGGATTGGAAACGACACTAGTCACCTGATAAGCGAAATGCTACAACTGATAAGCGAAGCTAACCAACTGATAAGCTAAAATCATAAACCAATTTAAATAACAAAAGTATTATGAAAATAGATAAAAATAAAACTATAATAAACATAGATGTTATAGCTGTTGATACTCTTGAAATCACATACGATAATCATACAACTCAAATGATTCATCCTAATGATATAACCGAATACATATCTAAGCTAAAAGCCGATATTAAAAGACTATCAGACATGTTATCCAAGCTCGACTAGTTAACAAGCTAAAATCGCCTTTCGACGACATTTCTCTTAGACGGATTCTAAATAACAAAGTGGGCTTATATATATATATATATATATATATATAAAAGTTGGGCAACACTTGCGCGCGTACCTTATTATATACGTGCGTGTACGCGCGCGTATAATAGGTACACGTGCGCCCGCCCACGCGAAGTATAGGTAATAGGATTATATTAGGCGAAATTGTCTATCAGACAATCTCGCATAAATTTCCCCCCTCGATGACTATTGTCGTAGACAATAGGAAGAAGCTCACACAATAACAACAATAGTATCAACAATAGTATTATTAACATCAGTAGTATGAATAGTATGAATAGTATTATCAACATCAATAGGAAGAAGACTATTACTAATATCAATAGCATCAATAGTAGTATGAATAGTAAGATATAGAGATGATAGTGAAACTACACTGTCTTAACTCAATACAACTCCTCATACTCACTAAACTAAACCTCTTAATGTTGGCTCTAAAACTGATTTAAAATCAATACAGAGTATGAATCAAATTTATTCGATTGTACTATTATCGTTATATTTCCGATACTATATTTCCGATACTCTATTGCCATTGTTACTATCACTATTGTTATTATATTATATACTATTGTATTATCACATGTTATTACTATTACTATTAGGTTTTAATCTAATCTCACTATTACCAATCTCACTATATACTATTAGTATTATACACTATTAGTATTATATACTATTAGTATTATATCTTGGTTGTATTGTATGAGGTCTAGTTCCTATTCTTACAGAATAGTTCACTAGTATATTAATACTATGTATAACACCTGATAACGAGAATTCCAATAGATTGAATATAAGGCTATATAATAGATTGGATAATATTATTACCAATAGATTGAATAATAGAATAAGTGTAGTGTGTATAGATATGTATAGATATATAGATATATATATATTACTATTAGTATCTAAATTACTATTAGTATTTAAATTACTATTAGTATTTAAATTACTATTTGGTTTGTTACTTAGCTGGTCTAGTCTCGCTCGCAAAGCTCGCTTTTCTCCCCCATAAAGGAGTGTGATTGCTATTACATCTTCACCTTTTATTTACCATTTAACTTATATCATTATGAATACCGATATTTATTTCTTTATAATAACTGTATTATTATTTGTTATTACTACTCTCTTACTGAATAACTATCTCGTTGATAAGAAGTCTAATATTTTGTCTATGACAATATCTATTATAGCTGTTATAGCTATACTTATTATCTGTGTTGCAATATCTAATCTTTCTAGTATATGACTACTTATCAGTTCCATATATTTCTATCTTTAATTGGGATAGTTATATGCCTATGTTATTTAATGTTTAATTACCTTTCTTATAAGAAGGTTATTATCATTCGTTCTTTAGTTCAAACTATAATAACTTATATAATAGTTATTAGCTTTATTCGTTTACTATATCGTACTATATTATTATGATATAGATTCATTACTTTAAAATTAAATTCTTAATAATTAATACTTGTATTTATGAAAGCTGTTGTAAATGATAAAAAGAATCTAACTTTTGTATCTCATCTTAATGGAGTTTTTATTATTGAAGTTAGTGGTTGTATTATTGATTTAGATTATCAATCTATCGCTTCTATTTGTGAGATTTCTGATATTGGTAATAATTATAGTATTGCTGAATCTAATAGAATCTCTGAATTAGAGAAAACTATTTCTGAATTAGAAGCCGATGTTGCTAATAAGTCTACTCAAATTAGTAAACTGTCTAGTGAATTAAATCTTCGTGCTAGCGTTATTAGTCAGAAGAATGAAGAGATTGAACAACTTAAATCTGATATTACTAAGCTCCGAGTTGATATTGCTAAATTTCAGGCTTATGCTGCTAATGTTTCTGATATTGAATATGAACTAAATAAATGTCGTGAAACAAATAATGCACTTACAGAAAAGTTAGAAAGTAAAACTTCTGATTTAGCTGAAAGAACTTATTGGTTCAGATATTATAGACGAGCATTTCGTGCTGTTAAGGAATATCTTAAACCTAATGAAAAATATGGTTTAGATTCAAGCGGTTATAATATTATTAATAGTATTGATAGTAAATTTGTAATATCATTTAAAGATACAAGTATTGCTAGTAAAGCATTTAATGAATTAAGATATTCTATTTCTCCAAGAACTGTATTACTCAAGTATGAAAATGATATTATTGAATATAATGTCGATGCTATGAATATCTATTTTATTGAGGCTAATACTCCTACTGTTATTCGTAAGTTTAATGATGAAAACTTTAGTATTACTTGTTGTGATGTTTATACTGCCGAGATTACTAATGCTCTTCTTAATTGCGGTTTTCCTGCTAGTGATATTGTTTCTACTTATAAATCATATATAGCATTTAGTAATATCAATTAATAAAATTATCTGTATTGTTTGGTATTTCAATTATTTATTTCTATACTTGCATCCGTATTAAACGATTATGATTATGTACGAAGAACAAGGCATAGAATTTCCTATTTGTGGTTTGGTAGGCGACATAGACTATCTCGACTGTGAAATGACTAATAATTGGAATACTGGAAATACTCTAAGTGAGGATAATATAGACCTCGACTTAGATATAACTCATATTGAAAATTAATTAAATAATAATAGTTATGGGAGAAAATAAGAAAGTCGATGTTCTTAGTAAGAAACGTCCTACTGTCAATGAGTTAAAGACAGAAGTTATTCGTTTACGCGAAGATTTGGATAAATCTAATGCTGGTCTTAATCATTACAAATATACTTATGAGAAAGTTTCTAGCGAACAAAAGAATCTTATTGATAAGTGTTCTAAACTTGTTACTAGTAATAACTTTTTAGAAGCTAATAACAAGGCTCTTAAAGATACCATTGCATCTCTTGAAGTTAATTTAGCCAAGATTAAGAAGGATTGTGAAGAGCTTAAAGCTAAGAATAAGTATAATTCTTCTGCATTTGTTATTGCAACTATTATTGCTCTTGGTGCTGTTATTACAATGATTTTACGTTTAGTATAATTCCGATATATACTCAATTTAATTCATATCTGACAAAAAGGGTTAAGTAATGTCGGTTCACTCTATTAAGATTATTCAGGTCGTGAGACTAGAGTAATATTAGTAGAGTTTTTTATTGTATAATTTAAAACTTACTATAATGAAAGAGATTATTGAAGCAATTATTTCTGCTAGTATGGGTTCTGATATTATTGATGAAGCTAAGAAAGAATTTCATAAACGCTTTATTAATGGAGAATTTAATAAAGAACTTCTTGAAGATATTGAATCTATTAATGTGAAATTATTAAATCAACTTCTTGAAGATATTCTTGACGGTGAATATTCTATTGAAGATAAGGTTAAAGCTGTTGAACAATGGGATAGCATTATATTTCCTTATACCAAATATATTAGTGATATGAGAGATAGTGCTAAAGAATCTTATGATAAACTTCTTGCTAAATATGAAGCTAGTAAAGCTCCGATTTATTCTGTATTCTATTGTTCTGAAAATCATCTTGTATTCTTAGATAAGAATGATAAGCTAAGAAAGTCTTTTAATGGTAATGCTAAAACTCTTTACTCTGGTAATAGTAAAGATGAAGCTCGTAGAATATGTGAATCATTTCTTAAGGATTGTCCTGATTTTTATTGTGTAGATTATACAAAGATATACAATAAGTAATTTGCCAATTTTGTTTGTCTGTTTTAGTTAAACTAAAATTAAATTTTGTCGTATTGTAGTTTTTATATCTGTTGTTTGTGAAGATAGTAGATATAGGTTTTATGGAATTCTAATAGTACTGTTCGTGAGAATCGTACTATTTCTTATGATAGCTCTGATGATGACTAATCTAAGTTGAAACATTAACCAAATGGTTGAAGTAAGGGAAATCCTCTTCGTAAAATGTCAGCTATAAATACATAGTATTGTGTTTAACATACAAGTTGCATTTACTGTCGTGAGACAGAAAAACTTTATTTGTCTTTTAATTTTTACCCCTAATTAAATTACTGTCGTGAGATAGAATTAGGTGTCGATAGTTTAATGATAGGAGAGGAAGCGTCCTCTCCTTTTTAATTGATTATTAACTAAAAACTAATATACCGACATGGATAAGAAAGAATTTACTAAATTGTTTAAAGAGTTACAGAAGATATAACTTAGTTTATTGTATAGTACTAAACTCTCTAGTGACCTTTATACTAATTGCAATCTTAATAATACTTCTTATATTAATATGTATCTATTTGTTCTTGATATTAATAGAAATATTGATGAAACACATAGTTACAATCTTTATAGCAATGATAGTATTGATAAGAATAGAGCTGTTGTAAATGAAATTAAGCAAAAGGTTAAACAATTCACAACTCCTTTAAGGGGGAATAAAGCGAAGCGAAGCGGAGCGTCAGATACTCCGATTAAGTAATAACTAAATACTAAACGTAAATGATTAAGAAGAAAATTAAATTTGGAAAAAGTGAGAAAAGTTACAAATTAGTAGCTTTTACTCTTAATGTACTTGAAAGTACTAGTGTTAAACTTGTTAGAATGGAAGAAAGGAGACGTATTCCTAGTTATGCCGAAATTAAACGAGTTTAAACAAGATAATGGTAAGCTCATTGTCACGACTGGTAAATGTCTAGTCTGTGGTGATGAGCTTCTTGTGTTTGGTACAGATGATATTTATATCTGTCCTAAGTGTAAAGAAATATTAGATGCTGATAATTGTCTAGTTCTTGAAACAATGTTTGTTGAAGATGATAGAATAGTTACTGCAAGAAATTGTATTGTTCCTAAAGAACAAATGCATACTAATGTTCCTATTGTTTGTATGCCTTCTGATGAGTTTAATAAGTTATACGAAATATATAAAACTAAAGCTAATTAATATGATTGTAGATTTAAAACAATGTGTTAATCCTGATAGTACTTTTGATGTATATTTTGAAGGACTTAAAGCTGTTATATCTCATGATTTATGTGTTAATGCTTATCATTGTATTATCGTAGATGTTCATAGTGATAGATGTTGTGAAATTACTCCATTACCTAGAATTATGAATACTGATAAATATAAGATATTCCCCCGTAAAGGAACGTGTTGCGTACAGTATAGTGTTAACCAAATAGTCAAACCTTAATATTATGGGATTAAGTTTCAAACTATCAGCGGTAAATGAGGAACAGAAAATTCCTCGTGAGAAAGTAATAATGCAGATTGTTACTGGAACTATTGTTCTACATGATAACATGTATAAGTTTAAACCTAAAGATAGTAATGAACTTATTACATTATCTGAACGTTCGTACTCATGTAAAGGTTTTAAGACAATATATACTCGTGCATTAGATAATTATGGTAGACCTACTAAAATTGTTAGATGTACTGATACCTATTGTGTTATGCCTAGTTGTTATATTCCATTTAAGATAGGATTACCAGTTAAAGGTTATATTCTTAAATGTCGTGATAATATTGATAAATTTTTATTGAAATACAATGAATTTTGAAAAGTTTGATGATGCTAAGAAAGATGATAGTGTCTTAAATAGTTTTACTCGTGACCAAAAGATTGCTTATGAGAATCTTGTAGCCTTTATAGAAAAAGGTTATGTTGAAGGTGATTATAGACGTGCACTTATTGGTGCTGCTGGTACAGGTAAAACTTATATGATACGTGAAGTAATAAAGAGATGTGGTTTAGCTAAATCTGTTATTGGACTTGCAGCTCCTACTCATAAAGCTGCTCGTGTACTTCGTGTATCTACTGGATATGCTACATCTACTGTGGCTAGTGATTTAGGTCTAAGACTTAATACTGATGTTACTGATTTTGATGTTAATAATCCTCCTTTTGACCCATTGGCTGAAAAGAAGATTAAACAATATAAGCTATATATTGTTGATGAAGCATCTATGATTGGTATTAATCTTAAAACTCTTATAGAAAGAGAGTGTGAACAGTTTGGTTGTATGCTTATTTATATGGGTAAATAGTTATTGCCCAGTTTAAACTCTTCTAATTGCTGGAAACTCGTGAAGATAATAGTACTACAACATAAGTTGAAAAACTAAGTGTGAATGTTAGAAAAACTATTATTATATGACAATCAGCAGCGAAGTCTCTAAGTTATGTTCATTTACATAATAAGAGAAACGTTCATCGACTATCCCGTAAGGGAGTACAATTCTATGGAATTGGAAACGGAGAGAGTTGTATATTTGCAATTTACTCCCTATATTTACATAAATTTTTAAAATGTAAATATTATGAGTAAAAAAGAAACTCCGAAAATGTATGGTTTAGAACATAAGTTAGATTCTAAATGTGTTTATGTTCATTTTATTAAATCTATTAATATTCCTATTTATATAGGAGAAGGAAGTGTAGAAAGAGCTTTCAATTTTACTAATAGAAATAATAAATGGAAAGAACTAGTTAGTAATCTTAATGATGTTCATGTTGAAATAGTTGCTATTGATATTACTAAAGAAGAATGTATAGAAATAGAAAAGCAACTAATAAAACTGTATAAAGAAAGAGGATTTGAACTTGTTAATTGTAATAATGGAGGTAGTTGTATAGAGGCTTTTGGAGAAGATAATTATTTTTATAATAAACATTTATTTGGTAAAGATAATGGTAATTATGGAAATAAGTATTCTAAAAATCCTTTATCTATTAAAGTTATTCAATTAGATATATTTGGGAATGTTATTAAGAAATGGAGTTCTGCACAAGAAGCAGAAGAAATAGGCGGATATATTGCTAGTTGTATTAATAGTTGTTGTAATGGTAAACGTCAATTACATAACAATTATCAATGGATATTTGCTTATAATTATAATCCTAATAAGTCTTATGAATATGTTCCTAAAGGAACTTCTATGAGAATTTATTTAGCTATTGGTATAAGAGATAATAAATCTTATATTCACGGTATATATAATTCTGGTAACGAACTTACTGATAATGGATTTAATCCTAGATTAGTTCAACAAGTTGTTACTGGTTATAAAAAGTCTCATAAAGGTTTTGCTTTTGTTGATTTCTTTAGATTAACTAAAGAACAACAAGACAAATATAAAGAACAAGTTATTGCAAAATTATATAGCTAAGATATAGTCAGGCTATTATAGAAATATAGTAGGTTATGGATAACTATCAGTTACCGCCTGTTAAAGAGTCTCGTTCACGTTGTTTTGATAATGTTAAGTTTTATACTCTTAGACAGATTGTTAGACAAGAAGAAGATAATCCTGTTAGTGAGTTATTAAAGATACTAAGAAAAGATATTGATAATAGGAGTTGGAAATTCCTAGAATATATCAATAAAAACAGGTATGCTTTCGATTCAACTCAAACTAAAGGATATTATACTTGTGGTGCATACGAGTTTCAATCTCTTGTAATAGACGGATTTTATAATGAAGAGTTTACTAGAGATGTTGATACTTGTCGATTAATAACTTATACTAATAAATCTGTATCTGAATGGAATAAATTTATTCGTAACAATATCATCGAAGGTAGTGATAAAGCAATTCTAACTCGTAATGATTTAGTAATGTCTTATAATACTTTTGTTGATGAATTTAAAGATACTATTATTGTAAATTCTGAAGATTATATAATACATGATATTAAGAATTTTACTAATAAAGATGAAATCTTTGGATTCAATGTTACGTTCATTCAAGTTAATGGTGGTAATAGAACTAAACCTTTATTTGTAGTAGACCATTCTAATTTAAATAATGTTATGCTTTATTATAAGTTAGGTGAAACTTATATTCAAAATGCAATTAATGCAGAGAAATATAATAGAAGCAAGCGTTGGAAGGAATACTATGAATTTAGAGAGAGGAACTTATTACTAGTTAACTTATTAGATAGGTCTACTGGTAAGATTAAGTTTAGTCGTGACTTAGATTATGGATTTGCTCTTACAGCTAATAAAGCTCAAGGAAGTACTTATTCTGATGTATATGTAGATATAAATGATATTGTATTTGATATGCGTACTGGTAATCCGTGGGGAAATATAGATGAAACTCTTCGTAGATTATATACTGCTTGTAGTAGATGCAAAAATCGTTTATATTTGTGTTACGGTAAATAAAAAGTATAAGTATGAACTCTATGTGTTATGATGTCGAAGTAACTAGAAATTACTTCTCGGTAGTATTTGTTGATTTACGTAGTTATCTTAAAACATTTTCTGATTGTGTTGATAATGAGGGAAAAGCTATTCCTATAATAGATTGTTTAAAAGTTAGTGAATTAAAAGCTAGATTAGATAAGATAAAGAAAGTTAGATTTGTATTATACGAAGATGACGATAAAGACTTATTTAGTTTACTTTCCTTTCTTCAAAACAAAGCTGATTACTTTGGGTATAACAACAGGCGTTACGACCGCTTAATGTTAAGTGCATTATTAATGTATTATAATCAATTTGATAAGCTTAGTAAGTTAATAACATTCTTATATGAAACATCACAGAGAGTTATTCGTAGTTCTAATAATGATACTCTTTGGACTGATAATTTTACTTCTCTTATACTTCGTAATAACGTGGCATTTCGAGACTTAGATTTGTTCCAAATATTTAGGTTAGACCATTATCATAAAAGTCTTAAACAGACTTCTATTAATATTAAATGGTATAATCTAAAAGAGTATACTATGCCACCTATTGGTGACTTAGATAGACATTATTATCACGAGAGACTTCCCGAAGCTAAGGGAATGACAGATAGAGAACTTAATATCCATTATCGTAATGTATTTGAACGATTCATACCTGAAGAATATCTTCAAGAAATGGCTGATTATAATGACAATGATGTTTATATTATTGCCGAACTAATTAGAATGAATCAAGAAGAAGTTCTTCTAAGGTATCGTATTAGTGAAGAATATAAGGTAGATGTATTCTCTGCAAGTAGAAGCACAATAGCTGATAAAGTTATTGTTAAACTATATAGTAAATATACTGGTCTACACCCTAAAGCCTTCATCGATACTAAGACAATACGTAGGAAAATCGTAGTTTCCGAAATTTTGTCAGATAAAATCGCATTTTCCACGCCTGAATTGAACGATATTTTGTCAGACATACGTTCGCTAACCCTACGTGGGGAAAAGGGCGAATTTGACAGGGAATTTACCTTCATGGGCACGTCATACACTATCGCAACAGGAGGTTTACACTCAAACGAGATTCCGAACATTTATCGTAGTTCTGCTGATTATTCAGGTGCTACTGATATTACTATTGGTAATCCTTATGATAGTAATGGCAATATTGGAGTTAGTACTTCTGATATATATATTTGTGATTTTGATATTAATTCAATGTATCCTAATATTATTAGAAGTCTTAAAGTATGTCAGAAACATCTACTTCCTAAGGCATGGTTTCGTATAGCTGATACTATTGTCGATGAACGACTAGAACATAAACATTTATCCAAAGATAAATCTCTTGATAGTAAAGAGAGAGATAAACATGCTACTGCTGCTGCTTGTCTAAAGATTGTAGCAAATGCTGGTATATTTGGTAAAATGGGTAGTGAACAATCTTTCTTGTGTGATAAGAAAGCAATGTATCAAGTTACTATTAATGGGCAATTATTTCTACTAATGTTAATAGAGAAACTTGAACTTGCAGGCATTCATATAATAAGTGCTAATACTGACGGTATTGTTTCTATAATACCAAAAAATAAGTTTGAATTATATTGTAATATTTGTCACGAATGGGAGAAAGTAGTTGGATTGACAGGTGAATTTACTCCATATACTAAGTATGTTACAGAAGGAGTAAATAGTTATCTTACTGTAAAACCTAATAATGGTAGAAAATTCAAAGGTAGAATGAATCCTAAGATGTTCTTAGAGGATTTATCTAAAGGATATAATTCTCCTATTGTAGCTAAGTGTGTTACTGAATACTTTATCAACAATATTCCTGTTATGGAAACTCTTCGTAATGCTAAATCTATTCTTGATTTCTGTCGTACTCAAAATGTTAATCATAAGTATAGACTAGAGTTTACTCACGTTGTAGACGGAAAGATAAGAACAGATGTGGTGCAGAGGAATACAAGGTTTTACATCTCCTCTACGGGGGGAACCCTCATGAAAGTCGAGAGTATGGGCTGGAATGATAATGGTGAAGAACAAGTTAAAAAGAGTTCTTTATGTGCAGGTCAACGTGTTTCTATATGTAATACTGTTGATGATACTGATATATCTGAACTAAACGTTAATTACTTATATTATTATAATGAAGCTATGGCTATTATTGAACCAATAGAACAAAGTCGTAATAATAAAGGTAAAGGTAAACGTTTAGTTAAGAAATACTATGGAATGAGAAATACTTTATTTGATTGATAAAATGGATATAGAAAAGATATGTATAGCTAATCTTGGAAAAGAGATTATGTATGGTAGATTTAAAGGAATGATAGTAGGTTATGATACTATATTAAAATATTTAATCATTTCTTTTACTAATAACTATGGTTGGAACTTTTTAATAGATAATAGTGTTATTCTATTAAATAGTCCTCTTAATCATAGTTATGTTCTTATTAATCCTGAATATTATAAAGGACAACTTGTCTTATGAATGATGTAACTGATATTTATAATGAAGCTGCTAATAAATGGTCTGATAACAAAGGTGTGGGTAGTGTTATTCTATCAGAACCATTAAGTGTAATGAACTTCGTTACTATGGTGCTAGATAAAATGGTAGCTAAAACTCCTGAACTAACGTCTCTTATAATAACAGAGACTATGGAAGATAGAGCTAACATTACTTATTATCTTGACAATACTTCTGAACTAAAGGAGATTCACAAACAGTTAATTACTGATAAGAGATGTCTTATACTTACTCGTGAATATGTTGAACATTCTCCATATAAACCGAGTACTAATAGTCATAAAGATGTACTTATTACTATTAATGTTAAGAAGTTCCGAAAAATTGCAGAGAAGTATAATGGTAATTACTTTAAGTTTAAATTACTTGCTACCAATTCTATTGATAGTGTTGCTGATAATGCTGTACTTATGTATAAGTATGCGCCTAAAGTATATGAAATTAATTATGCTCACTTAATTAATCGTTCTATTCATTCCCCCATAAAGGAGTACCAAAAGGGTGTTGTCTTAACTGATGCTGATAGAATCTATTATGATAGATGTAGCCAATATATTAATGAAAGTGTTACTATATTTGGTAGTTTTGATAAGTTAGAAGAATGTCGTACTGGTAATCCTATACTAAATATTGCAGCTGAAACTTGTAGATTGCAAGTAGCGGAAAGTAATGGTTGGTCAGCTAAAATGGATATGAGTGATGCTATGTGTCGTAAGATAGACGAACTATATAATCCTAGTTCTTTAATTGAGAGAGTTAATCAAACTTATAACATTATCAGAGAAAGAACTAAGATAGTAACTGATAATATTGTTAAGCTAGATGCTATACTTGATATAGTTAAGGAAAATATAGGCAAGAGAATACTAATTATTTCAAAGAATGGAGTATTTGCCAGTAAAGTAACAGAATATCTAAATGCTAATATAAAGTATGAAGGTAAATCTATTATGACTAATGGTGAGATATTCCAAACTGGAATAAGTATATTACAGTATGATTATTGTGGAAACTATCATAACGATATGGAAGGAATACAGGCTTATGACAAAAACGGAAAACCTAAAGTATATAAATCTGGAGCTAAAGTCGGACAGCCTGTAATCATAAAAGCTCAAGCCCAAAGAACGCGAAATTTGGAACTGTTTAATGACGACTATATGAAAGTATTGTCGGCAAATAATTCTATTGATACGAGTTTTAAAGGAGTTGTAGACGTTGTAATTTTCACGTCACCTCTTTGTAGCTCCATACGAGACTTAAAATATCGAATACCTAATCTATCTTTTAGTTCTGTACCTAACATTATATATAAGATATATTGTCGAGGTACGAACGAAGAGAAGAAGTTAATAGAGACGAAAGGAGGAAAAGACTATGAAATAGTTAAAGATAGTGAAATTGATTTCATAATAGGAGAATAATTGATGCTAGTCTTTGGAGCTAACAAAGAAGTTAGTATCTTTGTAGAGTAATCAATAAGCGACCTTTGAAATAATGGAAGAAGTAAAGACAGAGAATGAAAGAACTCTAGCTAAGACAGAACCAAAAGCAAAATCAAATAATAGTAGTATGATTATGGCTTCTGCTATTAATACCCTAGACATTTACAATCCCGATGATAGGAGTAAGTTAGAGTTGTATCTGAAATCAGTAATGTCTAGTGATAAGTGTGGTATTAAGACTATTCAAGACGGTCTTGCAATATATAGTCGCGCTAAAGAGTTAGGTTTACCCTTTACTAGTTGTATTGAACATCTAGGAGTTATTAATGGTAAAACTACATTAGACGTTCACTTAATCAAAGCATTATTATTGAAGGCAGCTATAACATGGGAGTGCACAAAAGATTATATAGCTCTGTATGAATATACAGACGGTAATAATGTTTATATAGATAGTAAGATACCTGACTATTGTAGGCGATTCAAAAGCAAGAGAGAAGCTGATGAATTTAATGCTAGTGCTGATAATGACGAAATTGGTATTTATCCAGTTAGAAATTATCAAGATTATAACGGTACAATCTACAAGGAATATCAGTTGAATAATAAGTTCGGTGTTGCAGCTAATCAGCAACAAGCTAAAGATATTGCAGCGAAAGGATTAGTTCCAATATTCCGAATACCTAATGTTCCTTGTGATTATATTACTGAATATAAACTTACTCGTATAGTAGATAATAGAGTTATTACTAGTATTGGCCATTTTAGTTATAGCGACGCTGTAACTGCTGGACTTGCTAGTAAAGATACTTATACTAAGTATATGAGAACACTTATCGGTCATAGAGCTTTTACGCTTGCAGCTCGTGATATAGCGGCTGATGTCATACTTGGTTGTATGGAAACAACAGAAGCTAAGATAGTGAACAATATGAGTATTGATGATGCTGATATTGTAGAGATTTGATAGTAATAGAAGTCCAACTATTACTAATCAATAGATATGAAATAAGACAAAACTTTACGCTAACAATGAGCTATATGCTCACTTTTAATAATTAATTATTAATCATTTAAAATTTTACAATTATGGGACTTCAATTTGGATTTTCCGCAGTACAGAGTGGTAAGAGAGTAATGCAATCTAGTAACGAACCTACATTGACAGCTAACAGTACTAAAGCTAAGTTTAGTCTTACAGGTGCAGTTACTCGTATCATGGGTCTTGTTCCTGGCGATACAGTTCAGTTTATTAGTAATGTTGCTGATATTGATGCAGCTATTGCTGAACGTGATGCTGAAGTTGTTGCATGGTGCGAAGCTAACAATATTGAATTTGGTACAGAAGCTGCTCGTGCTGCACTCATCCAAACCTTTGGCGAATATGGTATCTGTAAAGGTGTACCTTTGTTCGAGAAAGACGGTAAAGTTAAACTTGTTGGTGTTCGTATGACAGCTGAACAAAAAGCTGCTGCTTTTGAACTGAACAAAGAGAAGGTTGCAGAGGAACTTGGCAAGTCAGTAGAAGAAATCACTATTGATGATTATGCTCCTGTTACTCGTGCTTACTCTGGTGCACGTACTTCTACTTCTTCCAATCTTAATGGTGTTGGTTTGCCGTTGACTTTCTCTGATTCCAGTATGTGGAATGAACTGAAAGAGAATCTCGGTGAATATGCAGAGAAAATCAACCGTGTATTCGAGGTTAAACTTAACGAACCTTTCTCTGTTGCTGTTGAAACTGGTAGAGTTATCGGTGACGAAAAAGAAACTGTTGAAGTTAGTGCTTACAAGATCGTCTTCCAGTCTGATGAAGAACCTTCTGTTCGTCAGTCAGCTAAATAAGACTTCTTCCAGTAATAGCTAAATTATAAAGAGCTAAATTCTTAATTGAATTTAGCTCTTTTTTATTGACTATAATTTTGAAATTTATTATATTTGGAAACTTTGCAATAAACAATAGCAAGCCTGTACAACTTGTTATTGCTAGTATTAATCTTTATAAAAACAACTTTTATGAGTACTCAAAAAGAAAGAACTGCCAAAGTAGATGAATCAGTAGTAAATCAACCAGCTAATAGTGCTGCAACTACTGCTCCTAAAAAGCGTCGTAGAGGTATTAGTAATGAAACAAGAACTACTTCTCGTAAGAAGTTCTCTCACAAAGATGCTATTAATAATCTTTGGTTATTTGTTGGTCATCTCCATGCTCGTGTTGCTTGGGTAACTATGAAGGAAGATAACAATATGCGTCCAGCATTTGCAGGAAAAGCTATTCCACAGCTTATTATTGAAGCTACTTCTCTTCATACTAATCCTGCTGATGTTCGTGTTGCTAGTAAGACATTTTGGCCCTATGAAAGTAATGTTGACTATATTCCTGGTGGTGCTAAAGAGAAGTTTATTAATATGGACTTTGCTTGGATAAAACACTTCCTTGATGTAGTTGTATTTAAAGGTCGTGAAATGACTGACGAAGAATCTGAAATGCTTGAACTTGGTTATGTTGATTATGATGATAATGGTCAGTATGAACCAGTTGAAGTAGAAGATGTTATTAAGGGTTGGGGAGTTCTGTTTGACAATGTAGTTAAACTTGTTGAAACAGGTGGTGAAAATGATAAGTCTGCATTACTTGATAAAGTAGGCAACCAAAGACAGTTTTGGTTCAGACTTAATCGTTACTACAAGAACAAAGGTGATTGGGCTTTCTCCGGTCAAGGTTCAGAAGAAGGCGACTTAGTATTTCCGAACATTGTCGGACAAGGTATCTTTGAAGAGAAGTTCATGTTAGATGCTACTCATTTCAAAGAACCTAGTCTTATGTTTGATATTACTAAGGAACGTATTGCTCCTATGGACGGTGTTCAATCAAAACAAAAGAAAGCTCCTAATCTTGCAGCCGCCCCAGGTATTGGTGGTATTGCAATGGGTGCAGGAATTGTTCAACCTAGTATGGGTGGTATGCCAAACTTTGGTGCGGCAGGTGGTTTTAATCCAACTGAAGGTTCTGCATTTGCTCCTGATTCAGAAGACAATGGTGGACTTCCATTCTAAGTAATCCAAATATATTTCGTTAATAATGTTATAAGCCTAGTGTAAAACTAGGCTTATTTTATCTAGTTATACTATGCGTAGAGGAATAAGACAAGACTTAACAAAAGAGTTTATATTGTCTAAGGTTAGTCAGGAAATGATTATGGCTAAGTATATGGGTATACCTGTATCAGTAGTTAACGATTGTGTTGAAAACAATGTTCTTATATGTTCTCCTTTACGTGTTGATAATCATCCTACTTTAGGTTTCGCTTTCAATAATAAACATAAGCTAAAAGTTAGAGATTTTTCAGGCGTACTGTTTGGCGACTGTTTTGACTTAGTAGCTTATATTCTAAGTTTTAAAACTGGTCGTCATATAAATGTTGCTAATAAGGCAGATTTCTATTATGTATTAAAGCACATAGCTTATACTTTCCGTAAGATAATATATGACGGAGAAGTTGACGATGAGAATGAAATTCTACTTAAACAAGTAATATCTAAAATCAAAGCAAGTAAACCTATTATCGAAGTAGCTACTAGAAGTTGGAATAATAACGATAAGAATATTTGGAAAAAATGGGGAATTGGTCTTCATTGGCTTAATACTCATTTTGTCTATCCTGTTGACCAAATGTATATTAATAGATATTGTCAACCTATTCCTAGATATAAGTATAAAGAATCTGACCCTTGTTATGCTTATGTTACTGGACTAGATAGTAATGGTATCTATAATATTGAATGTTACTTTCCTCTTCGAGATAGAAGTAAGGGAGAAGTAAAGTTCATAACCAATCATAATGGTCTTGTTGGAATACTTAATCTTGATAAGCCTAAATATGATATAATTATTATAACTAAATCATATAAAGACAATCTAGCATTAAGTAATTGGTTACATTCCTATCCTTTAAGGGGGAATTTGTCAGAGTCTAAAATAGGAGTAATTAATGTTACTTCGGAGAGCTACGTTCTTAAAGATTACGAATATAATTGGCTTCAATCTAAACTAAATGACGGTGGAATACTTGTTTCATTCTACGACTGTGACCTGACCGGTGTACATGGTGCTCGTAGGTTACGTAAAGAATATGGTATTATACCTATTGTTATTCCTAGAAGTTATGGAGCTAAAGATTTCTCGGAGCTAATTACTATGTATTCTAAAGAAACTATTAATTTATTCATAGAACAAACAGAATCATTATTTGAATATGATTAGAGAAGAAGAATATGAGCCGCTACCTAAAGCGCAAGAAGAATTGCGAGTGATTAACTTTAATTCATTTGCAGCATTGAGAAGAATAGCTATAAATAGTTTCGGTAATAATGGAGCTGTTCATAGCTATTATTTTATGTACCCTTTAACAGATGAAGAAGAGAGTTACTTAAGCCATATTAAGCAACAAATGATTGATAATCCTAATACATTGTTTCGTATTTCATTGTCTGACGGTACACCAATAGATTTCTCTAAGATAAAAATCTATGGTAACTTTGACTTTGATAATGCAGAACATATTGCGATTATTAAAGAGTACTTGGCTAAAGATTTGTACAGTTCTCATAAGATACCTAGAGAATTCAATTATGAAACTAATACATCTGTATCTAAAGGAAACTTTATACAGTGGACTGAAAGTACTGATTATCTAAAGTGTTTCAAGTTCTATCATGCGAGAATAGGTAAACCTAAAAAGTATATAATTGTAAGACTTACAGCAAATGAAGTTAAACAACGTAAATCCGTTTAGTTATCAGTTAGATGATTCTGATATAAGAATGATTCAACACAATCTTAAAGTTAATGGTACTTCCAATACTATTGTTAGTTATCTTCATGAATTAGATTTACCTAATTATCCTTATATTCAAACTATTCATTTCAGATATAAATGGATAATGGCAGCTCTCTTATATTTAGGATATGATAAAGAATCTCTTGAAAAGGTTCATGAAGCTAATCTTAAATATGAAGAAACTCATCCTCCTATTGTTTACGAAAAGAAAAGAGGTGGAACTAATAAGACTGGTGCTAACCGAATTGGCAAACCTTCCCCCATAAAGGAGCGGAAAGTTGATTCGTCTCCTGTCAATTCTAAAGTTAGAATTATTGTTATTGAAACTAATAAGTCTATGATTATTGATAGAGAAGTTGCTATTGGTCTTATGCGTGAACAACCTAACAAATATAAAATTGAAGAACTATGAGCGAATCAAAAAGTATTATTCTTTATAAGCGTAATGCACAAGGTAAACCAATCTTTTGGTCAGCTGAAATACTAGGACACAAGATTATACTAAAGTATGGTATTGTTGGTAAAGAAGGGACTACATCTGAATATGTTCCACCTAGAGGTGTTGAGAAAGAATGGAAAACTATTGTTGCAGCTAAGCGTAGAGAAGGAGGTATGGAACTGTCTGAATTATATGATGCAGCTCCTCAAGAAATACCTAATATTGAGGCTTTGAAACATTATCTTGATATGTATCTTCCTAAATACAATACTAATAATGAAGGATTTGTTCTTCCTATGCTAGCTAAGATATATGAATATAATAACGAACAAAATCTGTTAGCTCAAATTAAGATTAACGGTGTTCGTTGTAATATATCAGCTGTTATGCGTGGTGAAGGATTCTTTAAAACTAAAGGTCTTGTATTTCATAGTCGTAAAGGACTTGAATATAAATGTCCTGTATTGGAGAATGTATTGCTTGATGATATTATTACAGACAAGCTATTCAATCGTATGTTAGAAGATAATTTAGTATTAGACGGAGAATTATATATTCCAGGTCTTGAACTAAATGATATTCTAAGTGCTGCCGAGAATCTTAAAAGTCCGTATAATCGTTTTCTTCAATTTTGGTGTTATGATTTAGCTATTGATGATATGATTCAAACTAGTCGTATATCATTATTGAAGACAGAGTTCGGTAAGTTTAAGATGCCTAATTACGTTAATGCTAAAGTTATTCTTGATTATCACATGAATAATAAGAATCGTTTCGTTCTTATTCATACTTATGATAATGTAAATGGAGATGAAGATATTATTAAGTATCGAGATATCTTTGTTAAAGCTAAGTTCGAGGGAGCTATTCTCCGAAATCCTTATGCTACATATCAGTTTGGTAAACGTAATTCTACTATGTACAAAAGTAAACCAATATTAGACGGTAAGTTCAAAATTCTAGATATTATTCCTGAAGGAGCTAAACGACCTAACTTTAGTAAGTTTGTTCTTCGTAATGATATTAATGGTGAAACATTTGAATGTATGCCAGTTGGTGATGCTTCTACTCGTCAAAGTTATCTTATTAATAAAGACAAGTTTATTGGAAAGATAGCGTTTGCTGAATTTAGATGTAGGTCAGGTGTCAAGGAAGTCCCCTCACATGGAAATGTTATAAAAATACTTGATAATGAGCCTACAAGATTACCAAATAATAACGAAGAAGAAAGTTAATTATAATCAATCTTATATAGACTATAAGAAAAAGAAACTGATAATAAAAGATATACATTTGAATAATAAACTAAAGATGCTTATAATGTCTAAGTTCGACCCAATAGAAGGACAAGACGGTATGTATCTAGGTTTTCTTACAGAAGATGTTCAAGGTCAATGCCGAAATGTATCTGTTTCAGATTATGGTTATTATTCTGTTAATGCTTCTGATATAATACGAAGCCTTCGTGTTACATCTGATACTAACGTTAAGTTAGAAAAAGAAGAAGAGGATGATACCCTTATAGTATATAAGTTGTTAAAGTAAGTCATGGTTTGACACCTTGCCCTATTGTTAGTCGAGAGATTAGCAGTAGGGCTTTTTGTTGTTCCCTTGTAAAGTTAGTGTTTCTATTGTATACTCTGATTGTGAGATAAATCGTTAGCTTATGCTCAAAGAGGACTGTCGGAAGTATACAGTAACGACACTCCTTTATGGGGGAAATCAACGAGAATACCCGATATTTCGTCTCTGTACGATTTATTATACTTACCTGAACAACTATATTATTTTTACCTTGCGTTCAACAGTGAGCCTTAGAATCGCTCTCTGCGTATGCTGAAAAACAGTAAGATTTTCTTTGCTCTGATAATAAGATTGATTATATTTGTAAAACAGATAATGGAGAAAAGGCAGATAAAAGCTAAATATATAGTAGTTAAACAACCTGATGATAATGTTGTATATCGTAATGTTATCAAGTTCTTATATATCGTAATAACTCGTGAAGAACTATCTAAGAAAATCGACAATTATCTTAACGGTAAGATTGAAAGGACTGCTGGTGTTTATGCTCCTCTTGATTTGTTTAATCATATTATTAAGCATAGGAAAGTTTATTCCTACGAAGAAGCTAAACGTCGTGCACGTTATTTAAATAAAAAGTATGGAAGAAGTTAAAAACACAGTTAGATTCGCTATTATTCCTAATTTTCCCAACTATTGTATAGGAGAAGACGGAAGAGTTTGGTCTAATAATCGTAAACGTTATCTTAAATGGTATCGTGGTAAAGGTTGCGAACGACCTCATGTCACATTGTTTCACAATGGTAATAGTGTTAAGCTATTTATAGCTACTCTCGTTGCTCAAGCATTTGTTACTAATTCTAAGCCTAATGTATATAAATATGTTAGGTATAAAGACGGTAACAGTGCTAACAATCATTATACTAATATTGAATGGTGTAGAAATCAAACTGGAAGTAAGTATGGAAAATGAAATGAAAAGTGTTTTAGATATTATAGCTGAAATAAGTAAGAAAGATAAGAAGAAACAAGTATTCATTCTTATTAATCTTATAAATCAGTTAAAAAGTACTCGTATAGAAGCTAATAGCAATTACGAAGATTGTCGACTTTCTTATACTCGTAGAACAGATAATTATATTGGTAACTTTAAGCTAATGCTATTTAAGAAACAATTAGATTGTCTGGATATGATTATTGAAAACTTAGATTCTTATCTTGACGAATTATTAAGCAAATAGTATGGATAGAGCTAAAATCTTTCAAAGTGTCATTAAAGGAACTAATTTCTTTACTCCTATTATTGATAGTTATCATACTGTTGGTAATCATATTATAGAACTAAGTTGTTCTGAAAAAGATAATCAACATGGACTCTATAATAGAGAAGTTAATGGTATAACCTTCAAAGGTAAGTATGGTGTTACTGTTATTACTAATGAAGGAGATGGTTGAAAGCGTAGTACTGAATTAGATAAACTGTGTGATTCTCGTGATGAAGCTATTAAATATATTAAATCATTAGATAATGCGTAATAGTGAGATAATTCCTGCTCTTATTGCTAGAATAAGACAGAATAATACAGATAATGTAGTTATTCGTAGTAAACTATATAATCTGTTGAACGATGTTACCAATAAGTTTGATGATGTTATTAAAGCTACTCCTCATATTATAGACTTCCAAAAGATGTCTAATGAAGAAGTGCTTGAACATTATTATCTAAGTGTTGGTTCTGAAAGTCTTTGGGATTCTCGCGAGCTTATTATGAAAGCTATATCTGAACAGAATAAATTAGTTAGAGAAGAATATGAAAAACCTAAAGAAGCTAGCAAAGAAACTATTAAAGATAAAGGATAAAGAAGTTACTCGTTCATGCTCTAATTGTGAAAAGTACGGAAGTATGAGATGTCCTAATAGTTTCTATTGTTACAGTACTGAAAACAAACCTTATTTTAAATCAAAACATAATGGGAAGTAGTTTATTTAGTATTAAAGCCGAGTTGCAGGATATTATCTTGCAACTCGAAGAAGGTGAAGCAACAGATGAACTTGTTGCTAAACTAGGTATTACCGAAGATAATCTTAAAGATAAGATTGCTGATTATCTTCAAGTAATTAAACGTTATCAATGTGACGTTAAAGAATGTAGTGACGAAGTTGCTCGTGTTAACCAAATTAAGAAAACAAGAGATAATACTCTTAGACGTCTTAAAGATGCTGTTCTTGAAGCTGTTATAATGTTTGGTTCTACGGGCAAGTCCGGTAATAAAGTAATTGAAGGTAGTACTTATAAAGTCTATTCTCGTAATACTACTACCACTGTATTAGATGATATTCGTATCTCTGATATTATCCGACAGTTTGTGGATATTGTTACTGAATATTTAGCAAGTACTGAAATTAAAGAAAGTCTTAGTATTGAATATCTTGCTCGTATTATTAGTGCTCACATGAAAGCTGAAACTTCCCCCATAGAGGAGTTGGAAGCCGAACAATCTTCTTTTTTAGACGTAACTACTGATGATATATTTGCTATTAATACTGAAATAATTATTAATATACGTTTATCAGAACTAGCAAATGCTACTAATTTCAATCTTGCTCAATGGATTGGACAGAATCCTCATAAGGTAGAATTTAAATCTTCTACTAGTAAATCAGCTGTTGCAGCTAATTTGGATTTAAATACTGACCTTACTATTGCTAAACAAGTACCTAATACATCATTAATAATTAAATAATATGTTTGAAGTAGAAGATTGGGTAGAAGAACTTATCGAGAGAATTATGAATACTTATGGTTGTAATCGTAAACAAGCCATTGATTCAATAAAAGAAAACCTTTATTAAAAAGTTAGATATGCAATTTAATTTTAGAGATTCAAATTATAGAATTAAGTACAAAGCTCGTGGAATTGCTTGGAGAGGAAAAATTGGAGTAGATGTTAGTGATTGTAAAACAACAGAAGAAGCTATTGTAAAAGCTAAACTTGATTATACAGTTGCTAAATGTCAATTGTCTGCAAAAATGCCGGCACATGATAATGGTGCTAGTCGTGACGGTTCTATTTTTCCTAATGTAGTTAACGGCTTTGAATTTGTTGATGTTCCTGGTGAGTTTGCAACTTATCGTACTGATACTAATATTCCTCTTGGGAAAGTAAAGTCTCGATACGAAGTAGTACAAAATCAAATGGCTTTTGGCTTCTTTGATGATGCTCTTGGTGGTAGAGTAAAACTCGACCGTGCAGGATATTTTGGTTATGGACAAAAGATATTCATGTCAGCTAGTTTTGACAAGGATATTAATATTGGTGGTGTTAATGATACTATTCAACATTATTTTGTCTTTACTAATAGCCATGATGGCGGTAGTGCTGTACAAATGATGATTACTCCTGTAAGAGTTATTTGTATGAACACTCTTCATTCTGCTAAAATATCTGCTGAAAGTTATATATCTTTCAGACATAATAAAGGTGTTAATACTAAGATACTTACTGTTCCTGAAATACTTGGTCTTACTGAACGTAAGATAGAAGAGGAAGAAGATATGTACAAAGTGTTGTTTAAGACCAAAGTATCGGATGAAGAAGTAAAGAAGTATCTGTCGGCAACTTTCCTTACGGGGGAAGAATTTGAAAGAGTAGATGAATTGAATCTATACAATGGTTTATTCCGAAGAAACAATTCTGCTTTTGAAGCTGCTGAAATATCTATGCAGAAACTAAATACTCTCTGTGATTCTTTTGAATATTATCAGGAAGGTGTTGGTCAAAGACTAATAGCAGGTACAGCTTATGGTGCTTATAATGCTGTTACAGGTTATTTCTCTAACGTTAAAGAGTATAAGACAGAAGAACTTCGCTTGAAGAATACAGTATTTGAAGGCGACTACAATACTAGTCTTAAAGCTCTTAACTATGCTCTAGCTAATGTATGGGAATAAAAACTTTTATTGAAAAACTAATTGGGTTACTTACTGTTCCACGTTGTCCTAATTGTGGTGCTAGGCTAGAAGAAGTTCCACGGGAAGAAGAAAATGACCCAATTGCTTTTAAGTGTATTAACTGTGGTAAAGAATGGAGTTAGAAACTGTATTAAAAACAATCTTATTAGATGTCCCTGTTATAGAATGTTTTATCCAGTTTGTAATAACTGCAATAGCACTAAGAATTACCGAAGAAAGATTAGATGATGAGGTAATAAGCACAGTTGCTCTTAACTGTTTTTTATTCTTTATTCCAATATTAGGTCATGTTCTATTTGTAATATTTATAATCAGGTTTGTTCATTTATTAAAGTATCTATATGGAAAAGAAGAATAAAGTCAGAACTTGCGGTAATTGTATTCATTTAGTAAAGAGAGAAAAAGGTTGTTTTTATAAACATTATACGTGCTTAGAAAGAAGTAGTGATACTATTATTACTTCTTGTTATAGAAGACCTAGTAGTCCTACTGATTGTCCTTATCATAAATTTAAAAACAATAATTATAATGAGTAAATTAAGTAAAGCAATAGCTAATGCTATTATTGAATTTAACGCTGGTTTATTAACTCAAGATGAACTTTATCAAAAACTAGAACGAGACATTGATAATGTCTCTGTTAAAGTATGGCGTGAAGATAAATCTGTCCCATTGCCTACTTATGGTAAAGAAGGAGATGCCTGTTGTGATGTCTATGCTAAGAGCATAGAATATGATGCAGACAAAGATAGATTTATTATTCATACAGGATTACATTTTGCTCTTCCTGATGAATATGAAATGGAACTTCGTCCACGTAGTAGCAATACTAAAACAGAGGTTTATATGCCTAATACTCCTTGTACTCTTGATTGGGGTTATAGAGGAGAACTTCTTGTTATTTTCAAGAATCGTACTTCTCGTCAATTAATTAGAATTATTAGTACTTTTGATAATGCTTTTAACGATATTGTTACACGTGTTAAACACGAAAATGCTTATAATTCTATTATATGTGCAAGACAAGAGTTTAATAAGTTAATTGAGAAAGAAGGATGTCCTTATGTAGAAGGTGACCGTGTTTGTCAACTTCTTGTTCGTCGTCGTGAGAAGATTACTTGGGATGAAGTTGAAACTCTTGAAGAGTTGGGAACTACTGAACGTGGTACAGGTGGATTTGGTAGTACTGGAAAATAAACTAATTACTAATTTTAAACAATAAACAATTAAATTATGAAAGCAATTGGAATTAAAATGGTTGAACTTCAACCAATGAGAGCTGCACTTGCAGTAGATTATGGTTATAAAATTGGTAATGCTCATCCTGATGATATGGGTTATGAAGTTACTTATCCTGACGGATATAAAAGTTGGTCACCTAAAGATGTAGCTGATGCTGCGTATTATCCTCTTTCAGAGAATAATGACGGTACTAAGATTCTAAAAGAAGATGTTGAGAACTTTATTACTGATGTAGAAGTAATGAAAGTTGGTGAAAAAACTACTGTTGTTAATGCCCATACTCTTACTGGTTTCGATACTGTTCGTCATTCTTCTTGTGTTGACCCAAAGAATTATAGTGAGGAACTTGGCAAACAATATGCTATGGAAGAAGTTGTTAATAACCTTTGGGCACATCTTGGTTTTGTTCTTCAATGGGCTAAATATGGTCTTAATGTTAAACCTAAAGAAAATGAATAATCATGCTGAAAATAAACGGTTTATTATCTATTGATACTTGGAATAACTGTTCTAAAGTAGTTAATCCTAGAAATCCTAATAAGGTTTATCAATGCGATTCTTTATGTCGTATGCAAGATAAAAATGGCGGTAATACTCTTCATGTAATTCTTAAAGAAATTACTGATAATGAATATGATGGAGAGAAAACCGTAGTTGAACTTAATCAGTTCATGAATACTTGGAATCCTTATGTTAAACCTGAAAAAGAAGAAAATAATGAAATCGCAGAATAAGTTTATGCGCAGTCAAATTCGTAGAGCTATGAGATGTGTTGCATCACTTCCTAAACTTAAAGCTCGTAATAATATCTATCTGAAACTACAAGAAGTAGAGAAGAAGTATAAGAACGAATAAATAATAATCATTTTTAGTTATACATTATTAAGAGTACTAGTAGTAATACTGGTACTCTTATTTTATAATACTATGACAAAAAGAATAAGCGTTAAAGTAAAAGCCTATCAATCTAATGGATTTAGTAGAGCTTGTAAGAACTGTATTTATAGACCTTGTACTCCAATGCAATTAAATCTATGTACTAAAGTCTATATAGAAGGTTATATGAAAGGTTACAAGAGAGCTAAAAAAGATATTAAAGAAAGAATAATATGACACTAGAAACTGTTGGAATAATTATAGGAGGATTAATATTTGCATTAATACCATTTGGAATGTTAATCTATTGTATTGTAAAAGAATTAGCTGAAAAGAAGTTATGGGGATATTTATTATTCATAGTAATAATGATAATATTGTTTTTAACGAAATCTTCCATAGAAACTTCATAATAGATTAGAACTATTGATAGTAGTAATACTGTTGATAGTTCTTTTTTTTAAACTGTACTTGGATAAAACCAACGTACTAGGGATAATTGTATTGCTGGACTTGCCTACGCTCGCAAGCTCGCTAAATCCCCCATAAAGAGGTGGAAATACTGTTAA